CTGGCCGCTGGCTGGCCGCTGGCTGGCCGCTGGCTGGCCGCTGGCTGGCCGCTGGCTGGCCGCTGGCTGGCCGCTGGCTGGCCGCTGGCTGGCCGTAAAAGTTTTACGGGGTTGGCGCACCCCACCATACCCGGGGAGGCCCGGATAAGTTCCCCGCGAGCGCGACTCTCCTACTATACTAATTCGCTCATCCAATTCCATTTTTCTTGACACTGCCCACCCACCCCCTCTAATATAGAAAAGGCCCCCCTATCATTTCCCCCCATATACCCCGGGGGGTACATATAAAATTTTGAACAACTTCAACGAGATCTTCGCAAACGCCAAGTTGGCTTGCAGCGACGCGCCGCAAGAGAGTCTGTTCGAGCCGGGGTTTACGGCTGCGCCAGCTCAAGTTCCCCAAGCCATGCCCACGCACGTCAGCAGTGGGCCACTGGGCCAGATCAACAACCTGCTAAATGCATACGATAAGCGAGTAGTAGACGATCCTGCCCAGATCCGGTACTACGCAACCAACCGACTGCTAGAACTGACGGACGACCCGGACGTGAAGATTCGGATCAAGGCGTTGGAGTTGCTGGGCAAGGTTGCCGATGTCGGGCTGTTTGCCGACCGCACCGAGATCACTATTAAAGATAAAACGACCCGAGATCTTGAGAAAGAGCTTGAGGCGTACTTTAGTAAGTATGTGCAGGAAGTGGAGCCGGTTGAAGAGATTGAGGACGCTGTAATTAGCGAGCCGGAAGAGGAGGACGCCTTTGATGAACCTTGACCCGGTTGCAATACAGGCAGCACTCACTGCCATGCCGCCGGAGATTCGGGAGAAGGCAGCTTCCCTACTGCAAGAATTAAACCGTCGCCGCAAGGTAGAGGGTTGCAAGTCGGATTTTTTGTTGTTTGTGGAAGAGATGTGGCCGGGGTTTATCCACGGCAAGCATCACAGGATCATGGCTGATGCGTTTGAGAAGGTAGCCGATGGCGAGATCAAACGCGTTATTATCAACATGCCGCCACGGCACACAAAATCCGAATTTGCTTCCTTCCTATTACCCGCATGGTTTCTTGGTCGCTTCCCACAGAAAAAAGTCATTCAGACTTCCCATACATCGGAGCTAGCCACCGGCTTTGGCCGGAAGGTGCGAAACCTTGTTGACTCTGACTCTTACAAAACAATTTTCCCAGAAGTCTCCCTCCAAGCAGACTCCAAGGCTGCTGGACGCTGGAGCACCAACAAGGGAGGCGACTACTTCGCTATCGGTGTGGGCGGTGCCGTCACCGGTAAGGGTGCCGACCTGCTTATTATTGATGACCCCCATTCCGAGCAAGAAGCTGCCCTAGGTGAAACAAACCGTGAGGTCTACGACAGGGTGTACGAGTGGTACACGTCCGGGCCGCGCCAGCGTCTGCAACCGGGGGGCTCTATTATTATAGTGATGACGCGCTGGTCTAAGCGCGACCTCACGGCGCAAGTCATCAAGAGTTCGCTCACCCGTGGTGGTGAGGAGTGGGAGGTGATCGAGCTACCTGCCATCATGCCCTCGGGTAAACCCTTATGGCCTCAGTTCTGGTCTCTAAAAGAACTTCAGGCCCTTAAAGACGAGTTGCCGGTTCACAAGTGGGACGCGCAGTACATGCAGCAGCCCTCCGGTGCTGGTGGCTCTATTATTAAGAGGGAGTGGTGGCGAGAGTGGGAGAAAGAAGACCCACCAGATGTTGACTATATTATACAGTCGTGGGACTGCGCATTCTCAGCCAAGGAGCGAGCGGACTACTCCGCCTGCACCACGTGGGGCGTGTTTAATAAAGAGAATGAGCACGGCGACAGGATGCCAAACCTCATCCTGCTGGACTCGTTCAAAGCGCGGATGGATTTCCCCGACCTGAAGAAAAAAGCGCTTGAGCTATATAAAGAGTACAACCCGGACACCTGCATCATCGAGGCAAAAGCCTCAGGCACTCCGTTAATTCAGGAGTTGCGCAGCATGGGCGTCATGCTTTCAGAGTATACTCCGTCAAGAGGTAATGATAAGATTTCGAGGGTGAACTCGGTAGCAGATTTATTTGCAAGTGGCGTAGTATGGGCACCGCAAACCCGGTTTGCTGAAGAAGTTATTGAGGAATTCGCATCTTTCCCCGCCGGAGAGAACGACGACTTGGTAGACTCCTGCACGCAAGCCCTGATGCGGTTCCGCCAAGGCGGATTTATTCAATTACCGAGCGACGAGAAAGATGCTGAAGAGTATTTCAAGTCTCGCCGCCGCCTAGCGTACTACTAAAGGCTCAAAATGGCTACAAATATTGAGAATACGACTGGTTTGGGGGCTGGACTAGCTGGAATTCAGGATGAAATGGGGGTAGATAACCTCGATTCTGTCGATTTTGAGCTGGAGTTGCCCGATTTGGCGGACGAAACCGACGCCGATGTCGAAATTTTGCTGGGCGAAGGCGAAATTGACACCGAAAACGAGGATTTTGACGCCAATTTGGCCGAAACCATGTCGGAAAGCGAGCTTACAGGTATCGCAGATGACATTGACGAACTAGTAACGGCAGACATTAATAGTCGCAAAGACTGGGCGGACACCTACGTGCGCGGTCTAGAAGTGCTGGGGCTTAAATATGAGCAGCGCACCGAGCCGTGGGATGGCGCTTGTGGCGTGTTCTCCACCGTGCTCACGGAAGCGGCTATTAGATTCCAAGCCGAGACGATCATGGAGACTTTTCCGGCTCAAGGGCCGGTAAAAACCCAGATTATTGGCGAGTTGGACGACATTAAGGAAGAAGCGGCGGATCGTGTCAGAGATGACATGAACTACCAACTGACCGAGAAAATGACGGAATATCGCTCAGAGCATGAGCGGATGCTGTTTAGCCTCGGGCTTGCCGGTGCTGCATTCAAGAAAGTTTATTTCGACCCGTCACTAGACCGCCAAGTATCGCTATACGTCTCGGCTGAAGATTTGATTATGCCGTATGGAGCGTCAAACCTCCAGACATCCGAGCGTGTTACGCACATGATGCGTAAAACCAAAAACGATATTCGCAAGCTGCAAGTCGCTGGGTTTTATCGGGATATTGAGCTTGGTGAACCTGTCAGCATTGCAACTGATATTGAGAAAAAGAAAGCCGACGAGCAGGGCTATTCTATTACCGACGACGACCGGTATCAAACATGCGAAGTTCATATCGACTACGATCTGCCGGGATATGAGGATGAGGATGGGATCGCCCTGCCTTATATCATCACCTACGAGCGTGGGACTCAAAAAATCCTAGCTATTCGTCGCAACTGGAACCCAGACGATGAAAAACGACTCAAGCGACAGCACTTCGTGCAGTACAACTACATTCCGGGGTTCGGAGTGTATGGCATGGGCCTTATTCATATTATTGGTGGATATGCTCGTGCCGGTACTTCTCTTATTCGTCAGCTTGTCGACGCTGGTACTCTCGCTAATCTGCCGGGTGGTCTAAAGACCCGAGGACTGCGGATCAAAGGCGACGACACGCCCATCTCCCCCGGAGAGTTTAGGGACGTGGACATTCCTAGCGGAGCGTTGAAAGACAACGTGATGCCGCTGCCATACAAAGAACCTAGCCAAGTTTTGTCTGGTCTGCTGGACAAGATCACGGAGGAAGGTCGCAGGCTTGGTGCGATATCAGATATGAACATATCTGATATGAGCGCAAATGCGCCTGTCGGAACCACGCTGGCTCTGCTTGAGCGCACGCTTAAAACCATGTCTGCGGTGCAGGCACGGGTGCATTTCTCGATGAAGGAGGAGTTCAAGCTCCTCAAGAACATCATCCGGGACTATACGCCCCCGGAGTATAGCTACACGCCAGACTTCACGACGGATCGCAAGGTCAAGCAGTCTGACTATGACATGGTGGAGGTCATACCGGTCAGCGACCCCAACAGCAGTACGATGGCACAGCGCATCATGCAGTATCAGGCGGTCATACAACTCGCCTCCCAAGCCCCGCAAATATATAACCTGCCAAACCTGCACCGGCAGATGATCGAGATCCTCGGTATTAAGAATGGTGAGGACTTGGTTCCGGTCGAGGACGACGAGAAACCTCGTGATCCGATCAGCGAGAATATGTCCGTGCTCAAGGGTAAGCCCGTGAAGGCGTTTATCTATCAGGATCACGACGCCCATATTGCAACGCACAATGCGTTCATGAACGACCCGATGATCATGCAGCAGATGGGCCAGAACCCTCAGGCTCAGATGTTGATGGCATCCATGCAAGCACACATCGCTGAACACCTAGGGTTTGCGTACCGCAAACAGATCGAGGATCGGATGGGCGTGCATATGCCAGCGCCAGATGCCGAGATGCCCCCAGAAGTTGAGGTTCAGTTGTCACGCATGGTCGCTCAGGCCAGCCAGCAGCTACTTCAGATTCATCAAGGTCAGGCGGCTCAACAGCAAGCACAGCAGACAGCTCAAGATCCTCTGGTTCAGTTGCAGCAGCAAGAGTTGCAAATCAAGCAGCAAGACGTGCAACGCAAGATGCAGAAGGATCAGACTGACGCTCAAATTGCCACGGCTAAATTGCAGCTTGAGAAAGATCGGATTGGGGTCGATGCACACATCCGAGCCGCGCAAGTTCAAGCACAGACTAACCGGCCACAACGGCCACAGGGGAGATAAATGGACGAACGAATGTTCCGTTACTTACAAGAACGCAACCAGAACAGGAGGGAGGCTATTACGGACTTCCTGACTTCTGGTGGCGCTAAAGACGCCGCAGAGTACCGCGAAGCGGTTGGAGTCATCAAAGGTCTACTCCAAGCAAATCAAGACCTTGAGGAACTTTTTGATCGTATGAAGGAATTTGAGAATGAATGACGCCGTGGATCTCTCGCTGCTGCTAAATAAGACCGAACAAGAGAAAGCTACCCAGCTACCAAAGCCCAAAGGCTATAGGATCCTTGTAACACTGCCTGACATTGACGAGGAATTTGAGAGCGGAATCATCAAACCCTCTCAGGTCGTGTATCACGAACAACTCCTCTCCAACGTGCTGTTTGTAGTTGAGCTAGGCGACATGGCGTACTCCGACACCGTTCGGTTTCCTACCGGCCCATGGTGCAAGAAAGGCGACTTCATCATGTGCCGCGCCAACACGGGCACGCGGTTCAAGATCCATGGCCGTGAGTTCCGTCTAATTAATGACGACTCAATTGAGGCGGTTGTTGAAGATCCCCGTGGCATTGGCCGCGTGAACTAAGGAGATATCCATGGCTGATATGGAAAAAGACGACTTTAAGTTCCCCGATGAGGTGGAAGTTAACGCGAAAGACGGGAAAGAAGATAAGGTCGAATTTGAGATTGAAGATGACGAGCCGGTAAAACTGGAAGTTGTCGACGACACTCCCGTCGAGGACCGTGGGCGCAAGCCGATGGAAGACGAGCCGGATGAAGTCACCGATGAAGAGCTATCCCGGTACAAAGACACGCGCTTGCGTGACCGCCTGTCTCATCTGAGCAAAGCCCGTCATGAGGAGCGGCGTCAGAAAGAGTCCGCGATGCGTGAGCGGGAAGAGGCTATTAATATAGCGCAGCGGATTCTGGCTGAAAACGAGCAGCTAAAGAACTCCATGGGGAATAACCACAAGGTTATTCTGGATCAGGCAAAGACGGTTGCAGAGCAGGAATTCGCGCAAGCAAAGGCGCAATTTAAATCTGCATACGAGTCCGGTGATGCGGATGCGCTAGTTGCTGCGCAAGAGGCATTCACTAATGCAAAGCTTAAATCCGACCGTATTGAAGCGGCAAGGCAAAAGTCTTTGCAAGAACGCGAAAATGTGGTACAAAGGGAACCACAGCCTCCAAGTCCTGCGAGGGAGGTGCCGGTAGATGATAAGGCTTTGCGGTGGAAAGATCGCAATAGCTGGTTCAACAAAGACCGGGAAATGACTGGCTTCGCTCTCGCAGTGCATGAGAGGCTGGTTGAAGAGGAAGGGGTTAATCCTCAGTCTGACGCATATTACGAGCGTATCGACGCCCGGATGCGTGAGAAATTCCCCGAGAAGTTTAGTAGTCAGCCCAGACGGTCGAACGTAGTGGCCCCGGCAACACGCAGCACCGCGCCAAAGAAAATCGTGCTGAAGTCGAGTCAGGTCAACTTGGCGAAGCGTCTCGGAATCCCCCTAGAACTTTACGCAAAGCAAGTTGCTTTGGAAATGCGGAAGGAACGCGCCTAAATGAAAGTAACCCAACAGAACCGTGAAGATCGTGACACTGAATCCCGCGTAATGGCGGAGCGTCCAACTCAGTGGGCACCGCCTACACTGCTTCCTGACCCAAAGCCGCAAGACGGCTGGGCCTATCGTTGGATTCGTATTTCAACCCTTGGGCAAAACGATCCGACCAACATTTCCGCAAAGCTACGCGAAGGCTGGGAGCCGGTGCGAGCAGAAGATCATCCCGAAGTTCACGTCTATGGTGACGACACAGGTCGCTATAAAGACAACATTGTGATTGGCGGGTTGATGCTCTGTAAGACACCTTCTGAGTTTGTTAAACAGCGGGATGCTTACTACCAGAAGCAGACCGATGGGCAGATGAATTCGATTGATAGTAATTTCATGCGCGAGAACAATCCAAAGATGCCTCTTTTTAAAGAACGGCGGTCTGAGGTGACTTTTGGCAAAAGTAACTAATTTTTTGGAGCTTTAAATGGCTTATCCTACGGTTGACGCCCCCTACGGGCTAAAGCCAATCAATTTGATTGGTGGTCAGGTGTTTGCGGGTTCTACTCGCAATCTCCCGATCCAGTATAGCTACGCGACGAACATTTTCTACGGTGACATCGTAGGTATCGTCCGTGGTTTTGCAACGCGCTTGGCTGTGACTGACGGCTCGACGAACCCATTGGGTGCGCCGGGTGCGGGCATGGTTGGTGTATTCCTTGGCTGTTCGTTCACTAACCCAGTGACCAAGCAGAAGACCTTCTCGCAATATTGGCCCGCAAACACGCTGGCTGGTGATGCAGTAGCAATCGTCTGTGATGACCCTGACACTATCTTCAAGGCTGTTGTTTGTTCCAGCGGAACCACGGTTGCTTCTGGAAGCTTTGCGATGGTTGGTAACAACTACGCAGCTATTAACAACGCCGGAAGCGCCAACACGGGTAACTCCGCTGTTGCACTGCAATACTCGTCCACAATTAGTGGTTCGAGCGCTGCCGCTTATCCGTTCCGTGTTGTTGGTGTGAACCCTGACACCGCAGTTCAACTTGGAACGGCAGTCTGGTCTTCTGGTACTACGACTCTAACGACCACGGCTAACGTCGGTTTTGCAGTTCCTCAAGGTACTGACATCTCCTTCATCGCCGCAAACGGTCAGGTTATCCAATCTGGTTCGTTTGTTACTACAGCTATTGCAGCAAACGCTACGACTTCGGTTGTTTTGAATGCTCAGTACGGTGTGGTTGGGGCGGGCGGTACGGCTGCTACGGGAACTGCTGTTCCTGCTAACAGCACCATCGTCTTTACTCAATACCCAGAAATGCTCGTCAAGCTGAACTTCAGCTCGCATGAGTATTACTACGCTCAGCCGAACTTCTAAGGAGTAACTTAACATGGCAATTTCACGTGCCCAACTACTGAAGGAACTCCTTCCCGGGTTGAACGCTCTGTTTGGTCTTGAGTACGCTCGCTACGGCGAAGAGCACAAAGAGATCTACGAGACCGAAACCTCTGAGCGTTCCTTCGAAGAAGAGACCAAGCTCTCTGGCTTCAGCGCAGCCCCCGTCAAAAACGAGGGTCAGGCAATTGCGTACGACAATGCGCAAGAAGCATGGACGGCTCGCTACAACCACGAGACCATTGCGATGGGCTTCGCGGTGACGGAAGAGGCAATGGAGGACAACCTCTATGACTCCCTGTCTTCGCGTTATACCAAAGGTCTGGCCCGTGGTATGGCTTACACCAAACAGGTGAAAGGTGCGGCGATTCTGAACAACGGATTCTCGTCTAGCGTTACATACGGTGACGGTGTTTCCCTGTTTAGCACTGCACACCCACTGGTTTCGGGTGGTACTAACAGCAACCGTCCTTCGACGGGTGTTGACCTGAACGAGACCTCGTTGGAAAGCGCTGTGATTCAGATCGCTGCGTGGACTGATGAACGTAGCCTGTTGATCGCCGCTAAGCCGCGCAAGCTGATCATTCCGCCTGCTCTGATGTTCGTTGCTACCCGTCTGTTGGAAACCAGCCTCCGTGTTGGTACTACTGACAACGATATCAACGCGCTGAAGAACAACGGTTCGATCCCTGAGGGTTACACCGTTAACCACTTCTTGACCGACACGAACGCATGGTTCCTGACCACGGATGTTCCAAACGGTCTGAAGCACTTCGTGCGTGTTCCATTGTCTACCTCGATGGACGGTGACTTCGACACGGGTAACGTGCGCTACAAAGCGCGTGAGCGTTATTCGTTCGGTGTGTCCGATCCGCTGGGTATCTTTGGATCGCCCGGTTCGACCTAATCAATCTGGCCTCTGGCCGATTGGGGGCCCCTTCGGGGGCCCTTTTTATTGCGCGTCTACAAAAACAGTGATATAAAGGTTCATACCTAGACCACCCGACTTGCTGACTGACTAGGCAGACTTCCCTCAAGAGACAGCAAGTTTTGATTTGAGGACTTTATTATGGGTTTCGCTACTCACCTAGGCCCATGGCTGCTTGGAACGGTCAAAGAGACCACCGGCACCACGGCAGGTACAATTCGCAATCTTGGCGCAACGATTGTTGCCCAGACTGTTACCGTCGCAATGTCTGGTAATGCGCTGACTTCTTCTCCAGTTGCTCAGTCGTTGTTTACCCTCCCGGCTGGCGCTAAAATTCTTAGCTTTCAGATTGAGAAGCTGGCAACGATTTCCGGTAACTCGGTATCGGCTGTCAACACCACTATTGGTAATTCTGGCACTGCAAATGCGTACATGACCACAATTGACATTGGTCTAACGACGGCGCAGACGGCCCCAACGACGATTGCCGCTGCTCTGGTTTCGTCAGCTACCAATAACATTGGTACGGTTGATATTCCGGTGTTTGCCACTTTCACAGCGGCTACGGGTAACCCAACGGCTGGCTCTGTGGTTATTACTTGTCAGTACCTTGTTCGTGGTACAGACGGCGTAATGTTCCCAGCATCTGTGTAAATTTGACGGGGGCTTCGGCCCCCAGTAAGGAGTCACCATGTCTGGTGGATGGACCGCTGTAGACAGCATCACTAACAAGTCGATGCCAATTCAAGGCACCACTAACTCTGGTGCCACTTCTCCATATCAAACCCCTGCACCGGGGACGATGGACCCCGTTAACAAGTTCCGAGTCTCGACGCCGCAAGCGTTGATTGATACAGACTTTGAATACGGAACTCAGCCCACCAAGTGGGAATCAATTGGACTGCAAAACAACCGGCAATCTGTTTACTACATTGCCCAGCAGCCCCTCATAGCCAATTCTATTCTTGGAACGGCAACGGCAGACCAAGTAACGCTTGGTTTTGGTTCTTCGGTAGCCATTGCCAATAACACGCCTATTTATATTCAGAACTCTACTAACTCAACCATCAATGGTTGGGGTTATATTGCTACTGGTGGTACGGCAAGTTCATTTACTGTTTTACTGGCACCGGGTTCGTCAACCACGACTAATAATGCCCAATATTTTAGCGCAGCCACAACCGCTGTTTATTTGGGGTATTTTTATACTAACTGCGGTATTGCAATAGCCAAAAACAGCACCACTGCAATTGTTGTTACCAGTGCAACCGTAATCACAGTTACCACACAGTTTTCTCATGGTTTAAACAAAGGCAGCTACGTTTACATCACTGGTACAACTGGTGGTACAAACGTCAATGGCGCTTATATTGTTGCTACTGTTCCAACGCAAAACACGTTTACGGTTACTGCCGCCGCCGCATCTGGGACGGTTACTACATCTAACCCATCTACAACGTACACTAACACCAACCTATATGCTCGTCCTTCGGGTTATGTTGAGCCTCGTACATTTGACGGCGGCGTGGCTTTCTCTGCCGGTGGCGCAGTTCCAAACCAACAGTTGATTCGTCAGACCCGTCGGTACTTCAGATATCAGTCTGGTAAAGGCATTCAGTTTTCGACTGGTACTTCGCTTAAACCAGCACTTTTCTTGTCGTCAATTACCTCGTCTGGAACAACGGTAACGGTTACAACCCGGTATCAGCATAACCTTGGAACAGGCGCAAAAGTTCAAGTTGCTGGTTGTGACCAAGGTTCATATAACGGTATCTTTACTATTACTGTTACGGGACCAACAACGTTTACTTACACTGCGCTAAGTGCCCCCGGAACCAGTCCAGCAACGGGGGCTATTCAAAGGGTTTCTCCGTACTCTTGGTATGGCGCAGCAAACCGAATTGGGATGTTTGACCAACAGAACGGCATGTTCTTTGAATATGACGGTCAGACGCTATGGGCGGTTTTGCGTAATAGCACAAATCAAATTAACGGCACGGCAGCAGTTGTAGCAGGTAGTGGCGACGTTACTGGGACCGCAACTCAGTTTTCGACTCAACTTCAGCCCGGAGATTTTATTGTTATTCGCGGGATGTCGTATCGTGTAATCACAATTACAAGCGATACTGCATTACAAATCTCTCCTGAGTATCGAGGTACTTCCGATATTTCAGGTGTTTTGATTTCAAAGACAATTGATTTTAAAACCCCGCAACGGCTATGGACTGACCCCTGCGACGGCACCGGACCTTCAGGTTATAACCTTGACTTGACCCGGATGCAGATGTGGTTTATTGATTATTCTTGGTACGGCGCTGGTGTTATTCGTTATGGTATCCGTACCACTAAAGGAAACATCAACTACGTTTATCAGATTCAAAACAACAACATTCAGTTTGAAGCATACATGCGGTCAGGTAACATGGCCGCGCACTATGAGTCAAATGGTGTTGGGCCGGTTACAGTGTTGTCGGCCAATGTGGGCAACACTACAGCTAGCATTAATAGTGCAATTTCATCAACGCAAACAACAATAAGTTCTAACTCTAACATATCTAGTTATTATAATCCAACCGGAGTTATTCAAATTGACTCCGAATTAATTTATTATAGCGGTATTACTGGTACTTCACCTTCTTCATTTTTAAATTGTATTCGTGGTTTTGGTGGAACGGCTGCGGCAAGTCATGTTTCAGGTTCAAATATGTTGATGTCTTCAATTGACATTGCAGATTGCAGTCGTTTCCCAAATTCTGGCACAATCAAAGTAAGTACTGCTGGAGCTTCTGGCGCAATTGAATACATTAACTACACCGGAAACGACGGTAGTCTTCTGTACGGCTTAACTCGCCAAGTAGCAGGTGGAAATCCCTCTTCACAGTCATTTACTTATTCCGCTACCGCCCCCGTTGCTGTTGAGTATGTTAGCCCAGATACGGTGCCTTCACTGGCACACTGGGGTTCGTCAGTCATCATGGACGGTCAGTTCAACGATGACAAATCGCTTATCTTTAACTACGGAACCACAGCGCAGCTTGCTGTCCCTGCGGGAGCAACTGTTCCAGTTATTGCAATTCGGATTGCACCGTCGGTAGATAACGGGCAGATCGGGTTAATTGGTAACAAGGAAATTATCAACCGTATGCAGTTACAGTTGGTTGAGCTTGGGGTTGTTACGTCAGGAACATTCTTAATCAACTTGATTCTAAATGGGTATTGCACAAGCTTTAGCGGTGCGTGGAATGGCCCAGCAATTGGTAACGCTTATACCTCTTCATTGGCGCAAGTCGCGGCTAATACGACCACTACTGCCACGATTACGGGGGGTGAGTCAGTCGCTGCGGCGTTTACCAACTCTAGCGGTCAAACCACGTTGGACTTGAGTCAGGTTCGGGACTTAGGTAACTCCATCCTTGGCGGTGGAAACACCTTTGCGGTTCCGACTGGACAAGCAGGTCAATACCCAGACGGTCCTGATATCTTGTATGTTGTAGCTACTAACACTGCTGGTAGTCCTACAAACATTCTGGCACGGTTGTCTTGGAAAGAGGCGCAGGCGTAATCATGGGAACTCCAGCTTGGCAAAAAGCAGAAGGCAAGAACCCCAAGGGGGGCCTGAACGCGAAGGGACGCGCATCCGCGAAATCACAAGGGATGAACTTAAAGCCCCCCGCCCCGAAACCAAAAACGAAAGAAGACGCAGGGAGAAAGAAGAGCTTTTGTGCCAGAATGAGCGGCATGAAATCGAAACTTACTTCAGCAAAAACAGCCAACGACCCCGACTCCCGGATTAACAAAAGCCTTCGGGCGTGGAAGTGTTGAGGTGGATATGGAACACACGATCTGGAACGCTGTACTTTCGGTAAGTGTCAGCGTTGTTGGGTTCGTCCTCAAGAGCGTCTTCGACGAGTTAAAGCGTCTTCAAGTGCTGATCAATAAGACACGCGAAGAAGTGGCTAAAGATTACGTAACCAAGACACAATTGGATTCGGATATCAACCGCATCTTTGATCGCCTTGATCGTCTTGAAAGTAAGATTGATCGGCTTATGGAGCAGCACAAATGAGAAAGCTCAAAAAATTTAAGCGCTTTAGCCAAGGTGGCCTCGGCAGCAGCGAGGGTGAAGGCGATCCTTTTGCCAAAAAGACAGAATTTGCGCCGGGTCAGGGCGAACGAAATTTGGAGGGTATTAAAGACTTCTTTATGGGTCGCCGCTCTAGAGGTGAAGCGTCTGCTCCGATTGAAGAGCGTGATACTTCCCGCAAAACTCCGGAGCCCGTAAAAGCTGAACCTGAAAAAGCAGAACCCGCAAAGGCCGGAACTGAGCGAGTTCAAAAACCTGCTGTTACAACGACCGATACAACTCCTAAAGATCGCGGCGAAACAGATTTTAATTACGAACCTCAGCGGCCATATAACCAAGCTCTTGAAGATGCTAAAGAGCAAGGGCGTCGCGCACGGGATGCGTTCAAACCTGCTAAACCTGCCGCTGATAAGCCCATTAACATTAGTACTGGAGCATCTGGGTTTAAGTTTCCTAAAGAAAAAACTTCAGAGCCTTCTTCTAAACCTAGCTATGTAGGAGCGGGTGATAGCGACGATAGCGTCGAAACCAAGAATAAGAATGAGGTAGAACGACTAAAGCGGGTTGGTAGCGGGGCTGTTGAACAGACCATGATGGGTCCGGTTGAGACCATTGCTCTTGGGGCTTCAAAGCTCCCATCTATGGCCCGTGCTGGTTTTGGTGCGGCTAGAAAAGCGTACGACGAATTTACTACCCCCTCAGTAGGAAAAGGGACTGGTAAATTCCCCGAAGCTAAGCCAGAAATTCAAGTTTCTAACAAGCCCGCTGTTGAGCGGGTTAAAGATGCAAAGATTGAAGGGCCTCCTAAACCCCCACGGCAGGAAACTTCCGCAGACAAAATGGGCGTGCGTGAGACTTCCGCGATGGAGAAGACCCGCAAAGCAAATGAGGAAGGCCCTCCCGATGTAGGTGCACGCGCACGCCGGGTTGCTGAAGACACGGCTAAAGCAGATAAGCAAGCCGAGACCACCATGGCCGCTGCTGGGCGTCGCGCTCAGCAAACCCGTGCGGATGAGAAGCAAGCAGCCGATGCCATGGCTGCCGCAAGCAAGCGGGCTAAAGAAAATCGTGCTGCTGAAAAGCAAGCCGCCGACTCGATGGCGTCAGCAGGTGCACGCGCTAAAGAAACCCGCGCTTCTGAAAAGCAAGCTTCCGATGCCATGGCTGCGGCAAACAAGCGGACTAAAGAAGCCCGTGCGCAGAACCGCATCAAGGACATTAAGGAAGAGCACCGTAAACCCGGCTTTATGCAAGAGTATATTGCTGGCCGTGCACAGAATCGTAACCGCATCAAAGATCTTCCAAACGACGGATTGGCCGCGCGATACGAGAACAAGAAGGGTGGCAAGATCCCAGCCTTCAAGAAAGGCGGTTCGGTTAGCTCCGCTTCTTCTCGCGCGGACGGTTGCGCTACTAAGGGCAAAACTCGCGGACGGATGATGTAATGCCTAGCACTTCCAAGAAGCAGCATAATTTCATGGAGGCGATTGCCCATTCGCCTTCGTTTGCGAAGAAAGCGGGAGTTCCTCAGTCAGTAGGCAAGGACTTCGCAGCGGCGGATAAGGGCAAAACTTTTAAATCGGGTGGTGACATGATGAACTCCAAAATGAAAATGTTTGAGAAATCAGGCAAAGACGTTGAGAAAAAAGGTATGGAGGAAGGTTCTAAAGCCGACATGGCGCTAGACAAAAAGCAAATGAAAGGCTACTCCAAAGGTGGGTTTACCCGCGCTGCGGACGGTGTTGCTAGTAGAGGCAAGACCAAAGCCAAGCAGATCAAGATGGCTGGCGGCGGGAAGTGCTGAGATGATGGCAAGCCGTGGGATGGGTGCTATTGACCCATCCAAAATGCCGGGGAAGAAAAAGATTGTCCGTAAGGACGATCCGAACGATGTCGCCATGTACGCCGAAGGCGGGCATGTTGGTCTGTATGACAACATTAACGCTAAACGCAAACGTATAGCTCAAGGCTCTGGCGAGAAGATGCGCAAGCCCGGAGCCAAGGGCGCTCCCTCCAAGCAAGACTTTATCGACTCTGCTAAGACGGCTAAAAAATGACAGTCTCCGGGGTCGCCAACTTTGACATGAACTTCACGGAACTCGCTGAAGAAGCGTTTGAACGTGCAGGTCGTGAGATGCGCTCTGGTTACGATCTTCGGACGGCGCGGCGTAGTGCCAATATCATGATGGCCGAGTGGGCTAATCGTGGTATTAATATGTGGACGATTGAGCAGGGGACCATCAACCTTGTTCAAGGTACGGCAACGTACAACCTACCGGCTGACACAGTTGATTTGTTAGAGCATGTGATCCGTACAAATTCGGGTAGCATCTCTAATCAATCTGACCTGACCATCACTCGGATCAGTGTCTCTACTTACGCGACTATCCCAAACAAACTTAGCGAAGCGCGTCCTATTCAAGTTTGGATCCAGCGTAAACAAGACGTACCTACTATAACTGTCTGGCCCGTGCCGGACCAAGGTACAATCGCATCCCCATACTATGTTTTTGCTTATTGGCGATTACGTCGAATTGACAATATGGGGACTGGTGTCAACACGGCTGACGTGAACTTCCGGTTTCTCCCATGCCTTACCGCAGGGTTGGCTTACTATATAGCCATGAAGATTCCTGAGGGGGCGCAACGTCTTGACATGCTAAAGAATGAGTATGAGTATCAGTTCCAGATGGCGGCTACTGAAGACCGAGAGAAAGCGGCAGATCGGTTTGTACCTCGGCAGTATTTTATCGGTAGTAGTTAATGGGTAATCGGTTCGCCTCAGGCAAACGAGCTATTGCGGAGTGCGACCGGTGCGGATTCCGTTTTAAGCTAAAGGATCTTAAAAAGCTAGTAGTCAAGACAAAGCTAGTTAATATCAAGGTTTGTCCACAGTGTTGGACACCGGACCAACCCCAGTTACAGCTTGGGATGTACCCGGTTGAAGATCCTCAGGCACTTCGAGAACCTCGTAAAGATCTTAGCTACGAACAATCTGGGGTTAACGTAAACGGGTATCCGTCAGAAGGCAGTAGAATTTTTCAGTGGGGATGGGCACCGGTTGGGGGGGCTAGTGGATTTGACGATCCTTTGACACCAAACTACTTGGTTGCTAGGACATACGTTGGTACAGTAACGGTTACGACGACATAGGAGTCCATGATGGACAAAAAGGAAGTTAAAGGGATTGCTGACGTGGAAGCTGCCAAAGCAGTTAAAGGTCATGAGTCTCGTATGCACAAGGGAGCCAAAGGCATGAAAGCCGGTGGTCCGACTTCGGATGACCGTATGAAATACGGTCGGAATATTGCTCGCGCTATGAATCAGCGCTCTGGCGCACGGGGGCGATAATGGCTAAGTTCAGCATGAAACAAGGCGGCAAAGAAGTTGGCCCCGCATCAACGTACGCCAAACCGCATGACATGAAGGGCAAGGCGATGTCAATTGCCGAGAACCCCGGTAAGCCGTCTGATCTTGAAAGTCTTAGCACCATGCGTATGAGTGTTGGGATGTACAACAACGGGCCGGATAAAGGACCTAAAACCACAGGCATTAAAACCCGTGGTAACGGCGCGGCAACTAAAGGCACGATGGCTCGGGGCCCGATGGCATGAACTACGCCGATCTGGTTACGAACATATCTGACATCACGGAAAATACTTTCCTGACGAGAGATGTAAATATGTTTATCCAGCAGGCTGAGCAGAAGATCTATAACACGGTCCAACTGCCCAACCTGCGTAAAAACGTGACCGGCGTAGCAACTGCAACGAATAAATATTTATCGTGCCCAGCAGATTTTTTATCTGTTTATTCATTAGCGGTTTTTTCTACGGGCGGAAGCTATACATACTTGCTGAATAAAGATGTGAACTTCATCCGTGAAGCGTATCCCAACCCTACGGATACTGGGCTTCCAGCGCACTATGCTATTTTTGGCCCACAAACTGGACTCCCAACGTCGCTATCATTTATTTTTGGGCCTACTCCCGACGCAGCATACAACATAGAGCTGCACTATTACTATTACCCAGAGTCAATTGTAACCGCCGGAAATACATGGCTGGGCGATAACTTTGATTCTGCGTTGCTTAATGGCGCGTTGGTTGAAGCGATTCGGTTCATGAAAGGTGAGCAGGAGTTGGTTGGGATTTACCAAGGAATGTACGACAACGCTCTAACCCTGCTTAAACAACTGGGCGACGGTAAAGATCGTCAGGATGCGTACCGCAGCGGTCAGACTCGCGTGCAGGTGGTCTGATGGCTATCATTCAGACTCAGACGACAAGTTTCAAATCTGAGTTGTATCAGGCAATTCACAACCTGCTGACGGACACGCTGAAGATCGCGCTATACACCGGAAATGCTACATTAAACGCGGATACAACTGCATACACGGCTAGCAATGAAGTTGTGGGTACGGGCTACACGGCTGGTGGGGTTACTCTTACAGGTGTGACGGTAAACTCGTCTGGATATACAGCGTACGTCAGTTTTAACAATCCAGCGTGGACTTCCGCCACCTTTATTGCCCGCGCGGCTTTGATTTATAATGTTAGCAAAGCTAACCGGTCTATCGCTGTTCTTGATTTTGGGGCCGACAAAACGGTTTCCAATAGTACGTTTACTATTACGCTCCCAACAAATAGTGCAACAACCGCACTAATTCGGTCATCTAATTAGGATTTATCATGGAAAAAGTATTTGCTTCTGGACAATTTTATGTCCTTTGCTATGACGAAAATGGCGACCTTAAATGGGAAGAAAAGAACAACAACTTGGTAGTTAACGTCGGTATCCAGTACATGGCTGGTACCGCACTAACAAGTGTTACTCAGATCACAACGTGGTCTATTGGACTGTACGGCGCTGGCTCTACCAATAACCCTGCCGCTGGCGATACTATGGTAAGCCATGCTGGTTGGACTGAGGTTACAAACTACAGTCAAAGTACTCGGGTGGCTGCTGTTTTTGCAACGGCTACCACGGCTAACCCTTCGGTTGTTACTAACTCGGCTTCGGTCGCAGTGTTTTCAATCAACGGTAGTGGTACGGTTGGTGGCGCATTCCTGACTAGTAACAACACTAAGTCGGGTACAGCTGGTACGCTGTTTTCCGCATCCGACTTTACGGGCGGTGACCGCACGGTTGTGTCTGGTGATACGTTGAACGTAACTTATACGTTCAGCCTAACTGCAACTTAATTGGGGGTGGGGTGTGGAAAGAATTACCCCTACCTATACCTTCTTGTACGACAAAGTAAGGTTCGCGGTGTATCACGCAAACACGGGGGAGGGTCTCCCCCGTCATCAGCACACATTTGCTCATCTGACAATGTGCGTTGCTGGAAAGGCGGCAATTCGTAAAGAAAATCTTTACAAAGAAATGGACAAGGACACCACGCCAGTAATCCTAAAAGAAATTGAATGGCATGAAGTTGAGGCGCTAGTTGATGGGACTGTGTTCATCAATGTATTTCCGTCTAGCGAGGAAGAATAATGAACTGCGTTCTTCTTGATGATCAAGGCAATTATGTCAATACTATTGTTACGGATTCTTTAAGTTGGTATGACCCGACTTGGACGCTTATTCCCGTTCCTGAAGGGTATGGTTGGAATGGAAAAGAGGTTGTTCCTAGTAGCTTATTCGTATCTAACGAAGTAACCCCCGAAGTAATTTAATGCCCACCGTAAGAATTGCGATCACAACAACTGGAAATGGGCGTTGGCGAGTTCCAGTTGACGCTGGTTCGGGCACTATAACTGTTGAGTGTATAGGTGCAGGTGGTGTTGGTGGTGGGGCGTATTCAAAAACAACTTCTCTTTCTGTTACCCCACTTCAATTAGTTTATATTAACATTGGAGGTGGAGTAAGCGGAGGTTTTGTTCCCGGAGATACTTGGTTTAACACATCAGCGGGCGCACCCGCAGCTTCCTCCTCTCCGACAACCGGCTGTTTAGCAAAGGGGGCTGAAGCAGCTACCGATACTGGTGGTAGAGCTTTTCTTGGCGGGCAGGCATCTGCCGGGGCTGGAAATACAAGATATTCGGGCGGTTCTGGCTATGCTGTATATAGTTCTAGTTGCGGGTGTTCAAATGGATGGTATAGCTTCGGAGGCGCTGCCGGTCCAAATGGAGACGGGGGGAGTGGGTATTTAGGTGGGACCATAGGTGGAGGTGGTGGCGCAAACGGGGGTTCGGCGGGAACGGCGGGGTCTGGGGGTAATAATCGCCTTGGTGCGGGTGGCGGAGCATCTGGAAGTTCGGGTACAAACGGAACTGCCGGTGGTGGCGGTGGCGGAGCAACTGGTTCTGCCAACCAAGGATTAGGATCTACGGATTTAGTTTGGACAGATTACGCGGGCACACAGTATGGTCCCGGCGGCGGAAATGGTGGTTGTGTAGGTTATATCGGACTTCCACGAACGACAAGTACTGGTTATGGTTGGGGTGGGCTTTCTAATTTTTACAACTCTGGCAGCGGGCTTATAATTGTTACCTATACGCCATCAGTAACTATTAGCAATTCATATACAGAAGTATTAAGTGAAACTGGATATCCCGGTACAACAGGAGTTCCGTATAGAATTCCGTATGGTGTTGATTCAATAACCATACACGGTATTGGAAATGGCGCTTCTGCCAATACAACATCAAGCCCATTTAAAGGTGGTGGCGGTGGAGCTTATGCTACATCAACAGTTACTGTAAGCTCTTTAAATAATACCAACGTCTATTATAATACCAGCGCAAGTAACGGGGATACTTGGTTTAATCTAGCGGCAAATATACAGCCAAGTGTTTCGAGTAACGGCATAAGAGCAGCAGGTGCCGTCGCAGATGCTGGTGGGGTAACAACTTCTTGTGTTGGTACTACTACTTTTGCTGGTGGTAATGGTGGTACCGGCGCTGGAACCACTGGTGGTATTAGAAAAGTGGGTGGAGGCGGCGGAGCCGCTGGCCCGTCTGGCGCTGGTAAAGCTGGCGGCGCTGCATCTAATACATCTGGGTCTGCATCATCTGGTGGGGGTGGTGGATCTAACGGAGGATCTTCAACTGCTGGTGCAGCCGCAAGTAGCGCCACCGTAGCTGGTGCTGGCGGTCAGGGAAATGCTGGTTCGGGAGGTGGGTCAGCCGCAACTGCATCAGCAAATGCTGGTGCGGGAAGTAACGGCGGCGGTGGCGGTGGAGGTAAAAATACAACCGGCACTTTCATGAACGGTGGCGCTGGTGGTATGCAGTCCATCTGGACCGATTCTGGTACAGGTACAGGTTGGGGTCCGGGCGGAGGCGGTGGCGGTTCTGCTGGTATTACTTCTGTTAACTTTGGAACTCCCGGCGGAGCGCCCGGTGGTGGTGGTAACGGTGCGGCTGCTTCCCCGTATTTCAACGGCCTAGTTGTCCTTACTTACACGATATCTAAGGCGGTACCCTCTGATACTTCGTTTATTACCGAAGCGGCGTCCAGTGTAGATTCTATAAGTTCTGTTTTAACTAAAAGCGGAATTATTTCAGAAGGTGCTTCTGGAGTTGATTCAATCAGCTCTACGATAGCGTACGGTACAATTATTTCTGAAGCGGCGTCAGGCATTGATGCAATAACTGCCGGACTAGCATTTAGCAGTGCTATTTCTGAAACTGCTTCTGGCGCAGACGCTATAAATGCAGTTGCAATTTTTGCTTCAGCTTTGTCCGAAGCGGCAAGCGCAATAGATAGTCAAAGTGTTTCATTAAGTTTTAATTTAAGTGTTTCAGAGGCAACAAGCGGTCTAGATACAACAAAAACTACCGTTACACTGTCTACGATAGTTTCGGAATCTGCCGCCGGTTTAGACGCCACAAGCAATACCGCAATACTAAATATAGCCGCAGTTGAATCTGCTAGTGCATTAGATCAATCAAACGCTACTTTTACTTTTACCGGGGTAATTGCAGAACTTGCCGCTGGTTTAGATTCTACAAACGCGGGATTTAATTATAATTACGCTGTTTCCGAAGCTGCTAACGCAGCAGATGTAGCAGATACAATTGCTACGTTTATTACAAATGTATCCGAAACAGCGTCAGCCTTAGAAGTTTCGTTTGGAAGTATTGTAACTAACCTTACTATTGTTGAAACTGCTTCTGGAATTGATTCGGTAATTGCAGCAGTATTATTCTCGCTTAATATTTCAGAAACATCTGCTTTATTAGATAGCACTAATGCAAATTTAATATTAAACCCAGTTATTTCTGAATCTGCTACTGGGTCAGACCAAGTAAGTTCTCTTGCTCAATTTGTTGTAAACGCTGTTGAGGCTGCTTCCGCCGCAGACCTTGCTGTCGGTAACATTTTGTTTACGGCAGTAATATCAGAGTCGGCCTCCGGTGTAGACTCTAACGTAGGTTCGCTGGCTTATTTTGTAACAATCAGTGAAATTGCTGCCTGCCTAGAAAGCTTAGGGGTTTCTGGATCTTTTAAGATTGCAGTAGTTGAAAGTCTGTCCGCCCAAGATCAAAATATTGGTGGGCTATCGTTTGTAGCTAGTATCTCTGAAGCCGCAACCGGCGTAGAAGTGGCTGAAGTTAGATTCTTGTGGGAAATAATTAATGACCAGCAAACCCCAAACTGGTCTACAATCAGCACAACGCAGAGTCCGGTTTGGACCGATGTAACCAACCCCCAAACTCCGGGGTGGACTAACATACAAACATAGTAAAGGATTAACATGACCACCGCTAATTTTACTACCCGTCTAGGTCTTGCGCTTCCTACTCAGGGAGATCTATCCGGTACTTGGGGTAACGAAGTAAATAACTTTATTTCGACTTACATCGACTACGCGGTTGCTGGGGCGTTGACGGTTAGCGGGGATGTTTCGCTATCTAGGACTACAGCTCCAAACGCTATTGGAAGTACGTCAACGCAGTACGCGACTATTATTGCTTCGGGGCACACAACCAACATTACTATCACCGTTGCTTCTACAGCGGCAAAGCCTTATTTTGTTATTAACTCGTCCAGTACATATACAGTCAAGATCTGCGGAACCGGCCCAACAACTGGCGTCACTTTAGCTGTAAATGAAAAAGCTACTGTCGCTTGGAACGGATCTGATTTTGTAAAAATAGCAAGTTCTGTTGCTGGAACGGTAACAAGCGTTGGCTGGACCGGTGGGATTGTTAGCGTAGCGACTGGAACGACTACTCCAGCGTTTACTATTGCTGGCACTAGCGGTGGAGTGCCTTACTTCTCAAACGGTACGACTTGGGCATCTTCGGCTGCATTAGCGGCTAATGCTCTTGTAGTTGGCGGCGGTGCTGGGGCTGCTCCTGCTACGGTTACAACTGGCACTGGGGTTGTGACTGCATTAGGTGTTAACACCGGAACTGCTGGTGCGTTTGTTGTAAACGGCGGTGCGCTAGGGACGCCAAGTTCGGGAGTACTGACTTATGCTACAGGACTTCCACTTTCTACCGGCGTAACCGGCAACCTACCAGTAACTAATCTTAATAGTGGTACTGGCGCAACTGCTACTACGTTTTGGTGCGGTAATGGTACTTGGGCTACTCCGGCTGGAAGTAGTGCTGGGGTTACGACTTTTAGTGGGGGCACTACCGGACTGACTCCAAGCACTGCAACGGCGGGTGTGATAACTCTTGCTGGAAAATTAGAGGTTGCTAACGGTGGCACGGGAGTAACAACTTCCACAGGATCTGGCAACCTAGTTCTCTCAACCTCCCCGACTTTAGTTACTCCGGTACTTGGAACTCCAACATCTGGTGTTCTTACAAATTGCACAAGTATCCCGGTTAATCAAGCTACCGGTAACCTTCCAGTAACTAACCTTAATAGTGGTACTAGCGCGTCTGCTGCTACATTCTGGCGCGGAGACGGTGCTTGGGCTACACCCACCGGTACTGGAGTTACTCAAGTTAACGGAACAGGGACCGTCAATGGCATCACGCTAACCGGAACGGTTACTAGTACTGGGAACCTAACTCTTGGCGGCGCACTTAGTGGAGTTAGCCTGACAACTCAGGTAAGCGGAAAATTAGAGGTTGCTAACGGTGGCACGGGAGTAACAACTTCTACAGGGTCTGGAAACGTAGTTCTTTCTACTAGCCCAACGCTAGTAACCCCATTTTTGGGCACTCCCCAATCCGGTGCTCTTACCAACTGTACGAACATCCCAGTTAACCAAGCTACAGGAAATCTTCCTGTAGCTAACCTTAATAGTGGTACTGGAGCGAGCGCAACTACGTTTTGGCGCGGCGATGGAAGTTGGGCTACACCTTCTGGTGGGGGCGGTGGGGTTTCAACTATTGCAATTGCAACTTCTAACGGATTTGCCGGATCTTCTTCGGGCGGAACGACCCCAACCCTGACACTTACAACGTCAGTCAACGGGATTGTAAAGGGTAATGGCTCTTCACTTAGCGCGGCTGTGGCCGGAACGGATTATCTAGCTCCGGGCGGAGTAGTTACTAGTGTTGGAGCAACTTCACCTGTTTCATCCAGTGGTGGTACAACACCAACAATCAGCCTCGCTTCTGCATACGGCGACACACAGGCTCCATTTGGCACTAAGACTGCTAATTACTTTTTGGCCGCTCCCAACGGGGCGGGTGGAGTCCCGTCTTTTAGAGCAATTGTCGTTGCCGATATCCCGACGCTTAACCAAAATACAACTGGCACTGCTTCAAACATTACCGGAAACTTATCGGTAAGTAATCTTAATAGCGGAACATCAGCTTCCTCCAGCACGTTCTGGAGAGGTGACGGAAGTTGGGCTGCACCTACTTTTGGTGGTAGCACTACGGGAACCGGGGCTTATGTATTACAAGGTAGCCCAACGATTACCACCCCCACAATTGCTGGTGGCAACCTGACATTCTCCGCCTCAAACGGGGGGATTGTATTTAATAAGTCAGGCGCACTAGTCAACTCCACGCTGAATGACTATGAAGAAGGTACTTGGACCCCTACTTTTACTAGATTTTCATCTGCCCCAACCGTTTCTTATGCTCTTCAAACAGGAAAATACACAAAAGTAGGAAGGCTTGTTTATGTTGTATGTCAGCTTATTTTGACCTCACAGTCTGGTGGAAGTGGCGGGTATATAGTTGGCGGCCTTCCGTTTACAGTAGGTACATCTGATTCAAGTTCCGCTGCTGGCTCAATAGCATATATTGTTGGGGCCACTCTTCCAACAAGCGGAGTTCAAGCAACTCAAATAAACCCATATTTTAGCGTTACTTATGGCGGCGTTATTTTTGCTGCTATTTATAACAATGGAAATCAATCAGCAAACCCGATAGATACTGGATTTAGCAGTGGGTTTAATGTTTTTTTCTCTGGATGTTATTCAACTTAACTAGGATTACCAATGACAATCACTAAAGAAACAATCGTAGATGAAATTATTATTAGCCTCAACGGGTCTATCGGCTATCGTGAAACCACCCAATGGGTTGAAGATGGCGTCGCCTCGGCTGCAACTTTCTTTAGAAATACTCTGTCCCCCGGTCAAGATTTGACAGGTATCCCAGAAAAAGTTGTGAGCGTTTGCAATTTCATTTGGACCCCAGAAGTTATTGCTGCGTATCAGGCAGCGGCACAGGCGGTATAAAATGAGCGAGAAGCTGGAAGCCAAGTCGCAGTTGATTGAGAAGACCGCGTTTGCGGTGCTTCCAATTTTGTTTACTTGTGTTGTCTATCTAATGTCGTCACTGGATAAACTCAGCCATGATGTGACGGTGCTCAATGCCAAGATCAGTTTGGTGGTCACGTCAGACAATAAGCAAGCCGCCAACTCTGGGGCTGAACTGGCGCGGGAAAAATTGCGGCAGGACATGGAAAAAGAAATTCAGCACAACCGCGACATGATCCACGAAAACCAAAAGCACATCAGCATCATTGAAGACCGCATGGCGAGGAAGTAATTTTCCTGTCTTATACGAGTTATAAGATTCTGGAGGAAGCTGCCCGCCCGCTGGGGCCGCTTCCACTTTACCAATTAAGGAGTTTGTCATGAAAGACCAAATTATTGAAGTTCTTGAAGGTTTGGAGCCGGTTGACGCGTTGCAGGCTTTGATCGCCGCTACCTATGCCGTTGCAGATGCTAACGGTGTTAACCGCTTCACGCTCACCGAATTGTTCTCTTCCACTATTGATGCGCACTTTGACGTTGCTGATTCAGCCTCTGAAGACGAGGAAGATGAAGCCGAAGACGAACAGACCGATAACTAAGGTCCGGCCCCGGTGCGACCCACCGGGGTATCTATATGTTGTTTTGCGCTGTCTGCCGTGGTGAGTTCCTAAGGGAAGACCTTATTGCCCACGGACGTAAGAACTATTTTCTTTGTAGTTCCTGCAAATCTGACGTAAACCGACTTGACCGGTTTGGGTTGTCACCGTCAGATTATGACTTCCTGTTGAAACTTCAGGGGTATAATTGTGCCATATGCGACAAACCTCTCCAGCTTAAACAGTACAAGTTTGCGGTCGATCATTGCCACGACTCGGATGACGTTCGTGGGATTTTGTGCAGTCGATGCAACTCGGCGCTAGGTATTTTTGAGGACAACCCGGATTTTTTAGTTCGCGCTGCTGAGTACCTAAATAACCCCCCTGCTGTTGGTAGAGTCAAGCGACACAACGGGCGCAAGAAAGTGACGTTTCTTAGGTCTGAATATTTGAGGCGGTATGGAACTAGTTGAACTCTTCCTGAAAGCGTGGCCGGTACTGTTGGGTCTTGTGACGTTGATCATCGTATTGTCCAAACTTGACCTGCGCGTGGCGGTGCTGGAAGAGAAGGTCAAATCGGCGTTTGAGATCATCAACAAGATGAAGGACAAAAATGGCTGACTTCAACCCCGCCTTTGAAAAAATGATCCACGATGAGGGTGGGTATCAACTAACCGACATTCCCGGTGACCGGGGAGGACAAACATATGCAGGTATCGCAAGAAAACCCAACCCAGACTGGGCGGGGTGGCAACACATTGACCGTAAAGACTTTGGGTCAGCTACGCCTTTGGTCCGTGAATTCTATAAATCTAATTTTTGGGATCGTGTCCGAGGTGACGACATTAAGGACCAAGCTATCGCAGAAACCATCTTCAACTTCGGCGTCAACACCGGAATCGGCGTCGCAATCAAACTCGCCCAACTCATCGTCGGCGTCACCCCAGACGGCGCAATCGGACCAAAAACCGTCGAACGGTTGAACATTTGTACGGCAGAAAAGTTCCTGCCAGCCTACGCCCTCGCCAAAATTAGCCGGTACGCGCAGATCTGCAACAAGGACCGGGGGCAATCCAAGTTCTTACTCGGTTGGATCAACCGCACTCTTGCAGGACTCAAGTAATGGATCTGATTGGAATAGGGAGCATCATTGAAGGCGTGGGTAAGGTTGCCGGTGACCTCATTACCACCGATAAAGAGAAACTCCAGATGGCGCTTGAGGACCGCAAACTCGATCTGGAGGAAAAGAAAATTGATCAGGCCACTGACCTCGCCCAAGTGGATATCAATAAAATCGAAGCGGCGTCTAGTAGCGTATTTGTCTCTGGCTGGCGTCCTGCTGTGGGTTGGGTTGGGGTTGCAGGTTTGGCTTACCAATTTCTTGGCTACCCCTTGATGCAGTGGGGTTGGGCTTTTGGTCAAAGTTATGACATAATCCCCAAGGGGTTGAACCCCCCGCCAGACCTAGATGTTGAGCAACTCATGACCCTTCTTGCTGGTCTCCTCGGTTTCGGCGGTATGAGGTCTTTTGAGAAGCACAAGGGTGTAGCGAGCAAGTAATGGCCCTCAAGAAACTCCAACTTCGTCCGGGCGTAAACAAGGAAAACACTAGTTACGCCAACGAGAACGGTTGGTATGATAGCGACAAAGTTCGCTTCCGACAGGGCACGCCCGAAAAAATTGGCGGGTGGCAACAGATATCTGGAAATACGTTTTTAGGTGTATGTCGGTCTCTGTGGAATTGGGTTACTCTCGCCCTTGAAAATTTGATCGGGGTAGGTACCAACTTAAAATTCTATATTTCTAATGGTGGTGCATACTATGACATCACCCCCATCCGGTCTACTGTTACGTTAGGCGCTGACCCGTTTACAGGCAACGGCACCACGACAGTTACAGTTACATCCGCCCTACACGGATGCCTTACTGGAGACTACGTTACGTTTAGCGGAGTCACCGGAACATACGCCACACTGCTAAATGCTGAGTACAGCGTAACGTACGTAGACGCAAATTCCTACACAATTACAACCGCTTCTACTGTCGCGGTTGGCGCAACGGGCGGCGCTGCTGTTGTTGCTGCCTATCAAATAAACGTAGGTTCTTCGGTTCAGCTTCCGCCTAATGGGTGGGGTTCAGGCGCATGGGGTAGCGGCACTTGGGGTAGTGGGTCAGCTACCGCCACCGATATTCGGCTATGGTCACAGGCAAATTACGGACAAAATTTAATTTTTGCTTATCGTCGAGGCCCAATATATTATTGGGACGCTGCTCTTGGAACTAGTACAAGAGGAGTTTTATTAAGTTCTTTGGGCGGAACGGTTACGTTTACAAGTGCTTCTCCCACAGTTGTTACACTAACTAGTTTGCTACCTAACGGCACGCCTGTACAGTTTGCATTTTCTTCTGGTGGAGCACTACCAACTGGTATAAGCGCAAATACAACATATTATTTAGAAAATGTTACTGGCGTAACTGCTAATCTTGCAACAGTTGCTGGAAGCACTGTATATATTAATACTACATCTACCGGGTCTAATGTGTATATTTCTAAATTAGGAGATGTACCTACAATACAAAACTTTATCTACGTAACAGATAATCGGTTTGTATTTGCGTTTGGGTGTAACGATTATGGTTCGGCCACGCAAAATCCCATGCTTGTACGATGGTCCGACTACGAAAACCCAATAAGTTGGACAGTTGCTCAAGATAGTCAGGCTGGGTTCGTTACTCTTTCACATGGTTCTCAGATCGTAACCGCCGTTCAAGCGCGTCAGGAAACCATAGTTTTTACTGACTCGGCGCTCTATTCGTTCCAGTATATTGGCGTGCCGGGTATATGGAGCCAACAAATTCTTGGCGATAACATATCAATTATTAGTCCTAACTCCGCTGTGATTGCCTCTGGAAAAGTGTACTGGATGGGCGTTGATAAGTTTTATGTGTACGACGGACGCGTCAACACTCTTAACTGCGATCTCCGCAAGTACATTTACAGTGATATTAATCTAGGACAAAGCGATCAATTTTTTTGTGGGACCAACGAAGGGTTTAACGAAGTTTGGTGGTTTTACTGTTCGCTTACGGGACCAAACGGTACAAATAATGCCGCAAACCCAAACCTTATAATTGATCGGTATGTTGTTTACAATTATATAGAACCCGACGGCAAGGGCGGGCAAGGAATTTGGTATCACGGCAAATTGGGCCGCACCGCTTGGTTAGATTCCGGTTTGATAGATTTTCCAATTGCCGCTACGTACAGTTATAACGTTGTTAACCATGAATCTGGGGTTGACGACCAAGAAACCTCTACGACCCTGCCTATCGTTGCGACCTTATACTCATCAGAATTTGACATAGACGACGGCGACAAATTTGGGTTTGTCTATCGGATGCTACCAGACATGACATTTTCGGGGTCAACAGCGGCTAGTCCTTCCGCGACAATGACTCTAATCCCAATGAAAAACTCCGGGTCAGGGTATAATGACCCACAATCTGTCGCTGGAAATAGTTACGCTGCGGTTACTCGCACTGCCGAAATACCTATCGAGCAGTTTACAGGGCAGGTGTATATTCGGGTGCGTGGGCGACAGATGATTTTAAAAATTGAATCTACTGGTGCGGGTGTTGCTTGGCAGTTGGGGTATCCGCGAATTGATATTCGGGTGGATGGAAGGAGGTAAACATGACTTACCTTGTTACTGCTAACGATGTACTATCGCAAGCCGTTGCCCCTAACTTGCCTCTTGCCCCAAACGAGTATGACCGTCGGTACGGCGATCAACTTAATAATGTACTTCGTCTATACTTTAATCAACTTGACAATATTTTAAGTCAGCTAAAAGCTAACGTGCCGGTAACGGTAGCTAACCTACCCAGCGCAGCGACCGCAGGTGTTGGGTCTAGAGCGTTTGTAACGGACTCTTCCGTATCTACATTTGGTACCACGGTAGCCGCTGGCGGGTCAACTAAAGTGCCCGTTTACTCTGACGGCACTAATTGGAAAGTGGGTTGAGTATGGGAAACTACGAAGACGAGTACAACCAAGCCCAAGAACAGACTGCGCTTGATCCGTCTATACCTGCCAAAGTTTATTCTGGGTTTAATCCCAACGCCGCAGCCGAAGCCGCGTCTTCTAACCTACCGCCCGGACCTGAATCTTGGCAAGCGGGGTACGACACCCTTCTCAAACAGATGGGTGCAATTCAAGGAACAACGGACGTTTACAAGCGTGGGTCGCCGCTTTCTGCCGATACGCACATGCAGAACATTGCCAAGTCTTTGGCAAAAGACTACGGCATTACGAATATTGGGGATATTGGCGTAAGGTACGAAACTCGTCCTGCTTATGTATCAGGAAGCGATGAATCGGCTGTTACAATTCCCGAAGAACAACTACCGGTATATTACAACAAAAATAACCCAAACATATTAATTCCCGGCTATAAATTTGCTTCTGAAAATAGAGGCGACGGGTATAGTGAATACAACCTCCAACCAGTGCCAGATGGTAAAGGCGGCACAATTGCCCTGCCGGTTCAGCAATATAGTAAGTCTGGGTGGGGTGCATTTGCTCAAGACCTTGGGCCAATTATACCTATTATTAATTTGGCGTTGCTGGCTTCTGATATTCCACCTATCACGGTCGCGGCAGGTAACGTAGCATTCCAAGCTGGCGCTGGAAACATCAACAACATTGGAGACATATTAAAAACCGCAGCGCCCGTTTTAGTTGGCGACCCCGGAATTCTAGGTGGGGCAGCTAAATTATATACAGCGTACCAAGCTTTTGATAAAGGCCAAGTCCTTAGTGGACTGGCTAGCCTCGCCAATGCTGCTGGAATGAACGGGTTGGCTAATGATCTTAGATTTGCTAATGCTATAAAAACTGGAAACGTATCCGGAGCATTGCTATCCCTTAGCAACATGAAGGATCTTTTTGACAGTCCACTAAAAGATGATTTAGGGAATATACTTAAAAACGAAGATGGCGTAGTCCAGACAATAGGAAATATTAAGATTGGTGGGGAGGACGGAATTCTCCTAAAAGAAGTAGCCAAAGGTGCAGCAATTACTGCCAATCTATTGTCTGACAAACCCAATTATGGGTTGGCTCTTCAGATGGCCGGGGACCTTGCCGGTAGTAAAGACGCAATTACAGCGGGTAAAGCTTTAGGTTTAGTACAAGCAATTCAATCTAATAATCCCAGTGCCATTTATAATGCGGCTCTTAGCCTTGCTGGTCCGTTTAATAACAAAGCCCCCGGTTCAGTTCCTATTGAAAACAGAACTGCAAATGATGCTATTGCAGCGGCTGCACCTGATATTTCTGCTACGGCTAACCAAACCTTAGCTAACACAGACCCAGTAACTAATCTCACTGCAACAGATCTTGTAGCCAGAAACGCAGGGAACCAACTCACACAAGAACAAATTGCGGAGTTAAATGTTGCAAACGCCAATGGCCTTCTTGCATCAGACTTAGGTACGGGTGCTAAGCTAGATACCGTAAATGTTGCGGGGTCAAATCCTGCCGTAACATCAGACCTAACAGATTTATCTACATCTCAAATCCCTGCCTCAACTTCAACAATAACTAACCTTACAGCCGCTCAAATTGCCGCGCTTACGTCTTCTCAAATCCCAGCTAGAACATTAGATACGGTAACTATTAACACATCTCAACTCCCTGCCGTAACATCAGACCTAACAGATTTATCCACATCTCAAATTCCCGCTTCAACTTCGACAGTAACTAACCTTACAGCCGCCCAGATTGCTGCGCTTACTTCTACTCAAATACCCGCTCGAACACTAGATACGGTAACTATTCGCACATCTCAAATTCCTGCGGTAACATCAGACTTAACAGATTTATCTACATCTCAAATCCCTGCCTCAACTTCAACAATAACTAACCTTACAGCCGCTCAAATTGCCGCGCTTACGTCTTCTCAAATACCCGCTAGAACATTAGATACGGTAACTATTCGCACGTCTCAACTCCCTGCCGTAACATCAGACCTAACAGATTTATCCACATCTCAAATCCCTGCCTCAACTTCAACAATAACTAACCTTACGTCCGCTCAAATTGCTGCGCTTACGTCTAAAAAAGTATCTACGATTGCAACGCTGCCCCTAGTAACAGTTAAAGCTACGTCAGATATTATTGGCGCAAACGACGACACACTAACATCTCAAATTGCAGCCATAACATCAGGATCGACCTCCCTTACATCTGCCCAGATCGCTGCGCTTACATCTACTCAAGTCCCCGCTGCTACATCAGGATCGACCACTCTTACATCGACTCAAATCCCTGCCGTCACAGCCGCTCCCCCCGCCTCAACAACTAGCAGCACCGTTCTAACATCCACACAAGTGGCGGCGCTTACTACAACTGACCCTCGGGGAATGATGGCCCTGCCGACATCGGATGCGCGGTATTGGCGTCAGACTGGAGCACAGGGAACTGGTGGCAAGGGTGGTGTTAGGTTCTTTGACTGGTACGACACGCCAGAAAATAGGACAATGGCCCCACCCGCCATGGCGTCAACCAGCATTCCGGCGATCACGTCTCAACAGGCTGGGGCTATTGCCCCACCCACGGCAAAACAATATTTCAATCAAGCAACAAATCGTTATTACACAGACCCCACCGGAACATGGCAACCCCCTGCCGGTTGGACTCAAACAGGACTAAAAGGCGGTGGTGAAGTGAAGACAAAACATTTTGACGGAGGTGGTATGACTGAAGAAGAAGTCAATAACTACCTTATGTCTCTACCCAGTGACAACGCTAGCTATGGCAACGCTGATCTAAGCGGGTATCTAGCTGGGGACGTAAACCTTTTAGGAAACGACTCAAGCCAGTCTAGTTATGACGGGGGTGGGTACGGCTGGGGGTATGACGGTGGAGCTATGCCCGAGAGCGATGTTGAAAGTTATCTTCGCGGCCTACCCAGCGACAACGCCAGCTACGGTGGCGGTAAAGATCTTACAGAGCAATATCAGAAAGATATCAAAGATGCCGCAATCACCGGCTCTCCCAATAAATCTCTTTCTAACCCACTCAAAAGTTTAGCTGACGCAGCTAAAGCAAACCCCGATTTAACCAAAGCCTTGCTAGCCGCTGGGCTTGGCGGTCTTCTTGGCTATATAGGGCGTCCAAAAGGTTTCAATCCTAAGGGTATGCAGGGTAATAGCCTCGGCCTCACTCAAGCTCAAGTCCATGGCGCTCTCAAAGGTGTGCCGGTCAAACGTGCTGAAGGTGGTGGAATTGATGGTTATGCTGGGGGTGGTGGGCTGCACTATCTCAAGAGCGCTGAAGATGGTATGGCCGACAAGATTCCTGCTACCATTGACAACAAGCAACCGGCGAAACTTAGCGGTGGTGAGTTTGTGATCCCTGCCGATGTGGTATCACACTTGGGCAACGGCAACTCTGAGGCCGGTGCCAAACAACTCTACGACATGATGGACCGCATCCGTCACGCCCGCACTGGTAATAAACAGCAGGGCAAACAGATCAACCCGGCTAAATTTACGCCGAAGTAAGGAAGCACCATGCCAGATCCAGTAGCCACAGGCGTAAAAGAAAATACCGTATCAGACTGGGCTGCTCCCGTTGTCGGGGGCATTATCAACTCTGCGGTTGACTACGCTTCAAACCCGTATCAAGTTTACGGTGGAAAGACCGTTGCCGGTCCTTCGGCGCTTCAAAGCTCAGCGTTTTCGGGGATTCAAAATCTAACTGTGCCAAACATGGCGCAGACCAACGCTGGCACTAACATGCAGGACGTGTACAAGTCTGCGGCTACCCAGCCCGCGTACACGGGGACGACGTTCACGTCCAATACGAAGGGGATCAACGATCAGTTTGGAGCAAACGATCTCACACACTACATGGACCCGTATCTGCAACAGATACTGAACCCCCAGCTTGCGGAAGCTAGGCGCAATGCGAATATTGAGCAGATGAAGAACAACGCGCAGTTGATCAAATCTGGCGCATTTGGTGGTAGCGGTCAAGCTCTAGCAAACGCGGAGACCAGTCGCAATCTGGGGACCAAACTTGCCGACATCACTGGCAAGGGATACGATAGCGCGTTTACCGCTGCTCAAAATCAATATAACGCGGACCAAGACCGGCTGCTTAAAGCACTGGGCGAGCAAGAAAAATCCAGTCAGTTTAAATCTAATCAAGGTCTTAACTACCTTAAACTCGCGGGCGATACGGCTCAGAACCAAGGACAGTTTGGTAACCAGCTTGCTGATCGACAGTTGGCGGCTAACCTGCGAGAAGCTGACCTTGGTAGTATCCAGCGTGATATTGAGCAGCAGGGTCTGACCTCTGACTACAACATGTTCAAAGAAGCGCGGGATTACCCTAAGAATCAGATCGACTGGCTTAATAGTGTCGTCAGCAAATATCCAATGACCACCACTAACGAATATGGGCAGCCTACGTCTGCGGCTAACTCTATTCTTGGTGGTGCGCTGACTGGGATTGGCGCTCTTGGCAGTGCGGCTGACGCTGTTAATAAGCTAAAGGGCGGCACTACGCCTCCGAAATAAGGACTAGATATGGGACCGACACTTGAAGAAACCCGCCGTGACTTGCGGTACATGCCGACCCAGTATCTGACGCAAGTTGCTCAGAGTCCTAACGACCGGGTTATTGGCGACATTCCGCTAAAAACTTTAGCGGGGCTGGAGTTAAGCCGCCGTGCTCAGATGCAGACTGAGATGGCTGCTATGAACGCGCCTAACGCGCAGATGCCCACGGTACTAGACTCGACCGTCCAGTCACTTAACCCACAACCCCAGCAGGGCATGCCGCCCCAACAACCGCAGCCTCAACAGGCCGCACCACAACCGCAGCCTCAACAACCGCAACCCCAGCAGCAACAGCAACCTCCTCAAGCTAAGCAACCTCCTATTATGGGACTACCTTCCATGCAAGGGCCGAAGAAGATGGCCGGGGGCGGGATCATTGCGTTCGCTGAAGGGGACCCCGTACCACCTGCGGAAGAAGCTACTTCTCCTATTGGAGATATGCTCCGTGACCTTCTTAGAGGCCCAGAGAAAGACGGGAAAAATGCTAGGGAAATTGAGTGGGAAGCGGCGAAGACTAACCCCAACACTTGGTTTAATCTTACAACCGCGATGACTCCAAGCCAACGCAAGGCGGCTTCTGAAAAAGCTGCTGCTCTGCGTAAAGAAGCGGAAGGCATACGCGGTACATCTGTGCCCCCTGCCGTTAACGAAGATGCTAAGAAAAAAGAAGGCAAACCTGATATTCAAAACGCACCCGACCCAACTAACGGCATATCCGCGCTTATGCAGATGTTTGGTGGTGGGGGTGGGGGAGATAGCGGTATCTCTAGAGAAGAAAGCGCATTGCGTAGAAAACTTCTTGAAGGACTTGATAAGCAAGGACCTGCCCAAACAGAGTACATAGCAAACGCTAAAAGAGTGGCTAACGAGTTGGAGACCGCTCGTGCTCCTTCTTTATCGGATGCAGAACGCGATGCGTTAGAAGAAAAGCAATACGGCAAATACCAAGCTCGGTCTAAGCCTCACTTCGACATGATGCAGAAGATGATTGACGAAGAGCGGGAAGCCAACAACGCTGGTAAGGAAAGCGAAGTCTATAAGATGTTGGGCAAGATGGGCGGCGCGTTGATGTCCAGCCATGGCGCATTTGGCCCCGCGTTGGGCCGTGCCGTAGGTGAAGGTATTGACTATAGCGACAAAGCAGACGCTGCTCGTGCCGCTGCTGAACGTCTACGTCGCAGTGCTCAAATGGATCTTCTTAAAGCCCGCATGGCTGATGAAAAGAACGATCAAAAATCGGCTCAAGATTATTTAAACGAACGCGACCGTAAACTAGAAGCCGCCTTTAAAATTAACCAAGACTTAAAGATTGGAGCCATGGGCCTCCGAGGCAAAATGGCTGATCTTGAAGCCGGAGATGAACGTAGTAGGGAACGAACTCTTGCTCAGTTGTCAGCATTAGATCAAAGACGTGAACTTAGTAACGCACGGTCTGGTTTTGCCCGAGATTTAGCTTTGGCTAAGTACGGCGCTCAGTTGGACGCGGCTAGGCTAAAAGGACTCCCCAGCATAGCTGAACACTATAAAATGAAGGAAGAAGCTGACAGTCTGTTTGCTAATCCGTTCCAAGGCGAAGCCGCTGCATACCTTTCAAAAATAGGACCAGAAGGAGTAAATGCTATCCGAAAAGTGGAGATGATGGGGATGAAACCCCAAGAAGCTCTTAAAGACGCGGCAATTGCTTCTGCCGTTGAGAAAGCCAGAGCTGCTTACATAAATGACGTATTAAAAAGCACTAATCGGGTCAACGCTAGTAGTTCTTCCGTGCGCGATGGTAACGAGTTGTTTGCAAACATCCCTAAATGAAAATAGTAAATGTCCCCGGCGCGGGTCCGTTATCTTTCCCAGATTCGGAATCTGATGATTCAATCTATGCAAAAATTGCAAAGATTCAGGAACATTTAAAACAAGTTGATCTAGCGACTCGCCCGGACCCACGGGATATTCCTTTTAGTAGGGTTGCAAGTAACGCCTTCAACCGTACCGGCAGGGGGCTGGGGATCACGGCTTTCAACGAGCTACCGGCTCTTGGCGCATCTTTATTTGGTGAAGATGAAACCGCTGCTAGGTTGTTAGACGAAGGCATAGCTAAACGCCGAGCCCTTGAAGAAAAGTACCCAACGTCCCAAGCATCTTTTGAAGGTATTCGTGGGCTATCTGATACGGGTAAGTTTTTACTTGAGTCTGGCGTAGAAGCCGTACCAACTGTAGCTGCTATTGCGGGAACCGGCGGCATCGGTGCTCTTGCTGGACGTGGGGCTGCTAAGTATGGGGTTGAGGCGGCACTTGCTCGTGCTGCGGCACAACGGGGTGTAGGTGTAGAGGCGGCTGAAGCAGCCGCCGCCGCTGCTAGATCTAAAGCTACTCAGACTGGTCTTGATGTGGGCCTTGGCGCGGGTAGCTTTGGTCTCAACGCGCCTGAAACTTTTGCTGGCGTTTACGAAGAGACTGGCAAACTTGCGCCCGGAACTGCCATAGGTATTGGTGCGCTCAAAGCCGCACTGGACGGCGTTCTTCCAGCCCGATTGTTAAATCAATTAGGAGCGCGTGGTCAAGCTAAATTAGCGGAAGAGATCGCCTCGCGATCCACCATCGTGCCGGATAGTTTTAAGTTACGGCTTGCTAAAGAAATTGGTAAGACTGCCGCCACCGAAGGGGTCACTGAAGGCGTTCAAGAAGCGTTGGACATCTTTGCGGAACAACTTTCTGGCGCTCCGGGTGGATTTTCCGATCCTAAGAATGTAGACCGGATGTTGTTGGCTGCTGCTAAAGGCGCAATTGGCGGTACGACTATTGGTGCTCCGGGCGCTCTGGTGCAAACCATGCGGGAGACTCCTGCGAAGCAACCGGAATATAGCCTCGACGAAACCAAGAAAGCTGACTCTGTTGGCCCCGGCCCTGCTGAGAATCTTGCAGCGGCCATGGCTAAGCTCAAGAGCACGGAAGGTATTACCGAAGATGAGTTCAACCTGCTCGTTGAAAACAAGGTACTCACCCCTGAATCAAGAGCTTCGGTAAAATTTGCCGCCCCCAGAACTGACCCAGCTCTAGAAGAACAAACCAACCAAGCTACTCTTGAGGACGCCGCGCAGGCCGACCAAGTAGCCCAAGCCGCCGCAGCGCAAGCTAGCCTTCAACAACAGCAGCAACAGAACCAACAGGCTCAACAGCAGCAAGAGCAAGCTCAGCAGCAGCAACAGCAGAACCAACAGCAGCAAGCTCAAGAAGCCGCTGACCTTCAAGCCAAACAACAGGCTGCTTCTGAAGCCGCCATGGCTCAGCGGGAAGCCGAAGCCCAAGACCGAGCCGCAGCAACGCAACAGGCCCAACAAAATGTCCAGCCAAACGCCCAACCTAACGTCCAAGCCGACGCAACACCTGCTCCAACTGTCAATCCCCCAAGTGGAGCAAGCACTGCTGTATCTAGCGAACCCGGAGCAGGGGTACCCCCCGCAGGAGTTGCAACATCTCCACCCCCTAGAGTGGCACCTGCTGAACAACCTTCTCAACAAGTTGGAGTGGGAGAAACAGCGCAACCCCATCCAGTAGCCAAGCCAAACCAGCCGTTCTACGATAACAGAAGAATCATGGTTGTCGCGGATGTAAATGGTACACGCGTGCCATTTTATCTAAGCACTGGCAGGGGGAATAAACAGACCGTTCCTTCGGGTAAGTGGTATCCGTTTTTTGGCTACGGTAAAGATGGCTGGATCAACAAGGGCACTGAAGAAGACATCAACAACTTCTATGGTAGTCCCGCACTAAAGGCCAAAGCTGAAGAACTAAACTCCACGTTGGGAGACATTCGCCACCTTGATCCCGCGAAAGGCGACTTGCCATTTGCTTGGGATGGGGTATCTCCGATTGCAGATTGGAGAAAATCAAACTCGTTAGTAGTTAATCCTAATGAAGGTTTTACTCCAGTAAATTACGACGACGTACATGAGCAAGGCAACAAAAGATATTGGGACAACATACTAGGCACGATCTCTAAAGTTGAAAGGGTTCCGCTTGAGGAAGCCGTAAACAAAGTAGAAAGTAAACTTGAATCTAAGCCAGCCCAAGTAACCGAAGAAGGAGCTTACGAACCCGTCAACGATCAGTTCTCCATTCCTAGGGAGGAGTTTGCTCGCGCGTTAGGTATAAAATCCCACGGTAAAACGTGGATGGCTACGGAGCACAACGCTGAATTGGAAAGCGCCGTCATAAAAGGCGACATGCCCGCAGTGATAAAGGCCCTGCTGGGCAGCAAGCACCCCGTGGTCAGAGACATTGCTCGACGTGCTCAAGCGATGGAGCGGTTCATACCTTCAGAGCGGGTAAAAGTTAAGCTCGACGATGGAAGGCTTCGTGAGCAAGAAGATTTTAAAGGGTATCCCCCCGGCTCTATTGCCGGGATGTTTGACAGCGGGCCAAACACGGTTTTTGTCAACCCCGTCTATGCGGGAAGTGAGCATACGATTGCCCACGAAATTGTCCATGCCCTGACGGAAAGAATAATCAAGACCCCTATTCCCGGCAGACAGCTTGAGGCGGTTAACCGCCTGAAGAAGTTGTACAAGGACGTACTTGCTAAAGCTGAAGCGGTCTACAAAACCAAGAACATCAAGGAACTTCCCTACGGGTTAAAGTCTCCATCAGAGTTTTTGGCTGAAGGACTTAGCAACCCTGAGTTCCAGTACCTCCTCGCTGCGCTGCCTCATGAAAGCAAGACTTCGTTGTGGACTCAGTTTGTCCAAGCTATTGCCGATATGTTGGGCCTTAGAGATACTAGCGCACTGACGGAATTGCTAGATATCTACAGCGCAATGTTGCAAGAGGGTCCGCCCTCGCCTACCAAGACTGCCGCTGAATCTACAAAATCTTTTTTGATTGGCGTTCCTCCTCAGAACAACAACTACCCCCTAGCCGCTGACGATCTACCTGACAACGCCAAGGTCCCCCCTACGGTATCGACACCACCAGCCGCTACCCCACAACGGGGCGTAGATCTAGCGATGCAAGGGCCAGCTAATTCGTACCTTAAAGCTGCCACAGATAGCGAGCTTTACATTAATGCCATGGATCAAGTGGGGCGTTCAGCCCTGTCTTTGCAACCACTATGGTATATCGCTGATACCGCACGGAAGCTAGGCTTTAAGCAGATTGGCGCAATTGAGAATGCTCTGCGTAAAGCTGGGGCAATGAAGAACACCATACTCAAGAGTAGCTCGGACTTCATGACCAAGGCGCTGGCAATTGCCAAGTCTGACCCTGTAGGTAAAAAGGCGATGGATGCCTTTGTGAACCGCGCGTCTGACCTTGCAATTGACGTGACCCTTAGCAAGGACCCGTCCCCAGAATTTATCCAAGCTCGTCCTGACTCGGTTGCTGACTACATCTCCCTGCGTGCCGAATACGACAAGCTACATCCTAAGTTTCAGAAGCTAGCGTCGGACCTTGTTGACCAATACCGACAGTTTCGTAATGAGTATTTTACGGCACTGAAGCGGTCTATACACGATCAGTATCAGTACGACCCCATGAGGGCAGAAAAAATTCTGTCTGGGTTGGAAGAGAAGTACAAACAGTTTAACGAAGCCTACACGCCATTCGTCCGCATAGGGGACTACTGGATTACGTACTTCAACCCCAACAACGGCAAGCCTGTCGCTGAGTCCTACACCAGTCTGGGTGCTCAGAAGACACGCCTCGATGAGTTGAAGAAGGCTGGCATCGTTCACGCCCAGTCATTCAAACAGACGGATTTCAGGAAATTTAGTTACAAGAGCGGTCCCGTCAATCAGTTCTTTGATGAGATCAAAGGCGATGTGGATAAGGCACTGCCTATCTATAAGGATGACCCTGCTGAAACAGTTGACCGCATCCGCGAAGCTCGTGAAGATATGAAGGAGCGTCTGTATCAGGCGTCCCTGCTGCTACACCCAGAGTCCTCTATGTTGCGGCAGTTCGGTCTCAAGCGTAAAGGTACGGCGGGTTACATCGAGGACACCCTCGCTGCGTTTGATCATAAGGCTCCGATCTACGCCAGTCAGATCTCCCAAGTTGCGTACAAGGGTCAGATCGAGCATGAGATCGACAGCGCTCGCAAACAGAACGCCAGCAACCCCGACACAAAGATGAGTGACATCATCACGCACGTCGCCAAAATCGTCTATGGGGTAGACACAATCCGCGCAGATGATCCTCTGAATCAGATTGCCAACAACGTGAACCGGTTGGGCTTCACGTTCTACATGGGCTTCAACCCTGCATCGGCTCTCGTAAACTTATTGCAGACACCCACCGTTATGTTCCCGCTGCTGGCTGGCGAGTTTCACAAGCTGGGTCAAAGCAAGATCATGAACACTTTGTTTGGTTCCCTGACCAAAGTCATAGGTGGTTCGGTAGGTGAGCAGACGTACGGCGAGAAGTTGGTTGAGTCTGCGGAAGCTAAGATTGACGCCGCTGTTGCCAAGGGTAAGACTCGTGCGGAAGCTATTGCGGCCCTACCCGAGATGGAGCGCGTGTTCCTCTCGTTCCGTGATCAAGGCATCCTCAATGCCGGTGACCCCAGCCATGACTTCGGTTCTGTAACTAAGCATGGATCGGGTGAAACTTCCGCGTTTGGTAAAGGTACTCGTGCCTTCACTAAATACTCCGCGATCATGTTCCAGCGGGCTGAAGCCATCAACCGTGAAGCCGGTGCACTTGCAACCTACCAACTGATGAAGCAGCGGTTGAGCGGAAAGGGGGACATGAGCAGCCAAGAGAAGTACGCCGAAGCAATCCGCAAGGCTACTGATATGGTCACAAGAGCGCATGGAGACTACCAACATGGTCTGGCTCCTAAAATCTTTTTGAGCCCGACGATGCGCGTCATCTTAATGTTCAAGAAATTCCCCGCTCACATGGCTGCGCTTTATGTGCGTCTCTTTAAAGATATGTTTAGCAAGGCGGACCCTGAAGTTCGCAAGGTAGCGCGTATCCAGTTCGCTGGTCTGATGGGAATGTCCGGTCTCTTTGCCGGGACCATGGGTATGCCGTTCTACTACATCATCAGGGACATGATGAACCTCATGCTTGATGATGAAGATGACCCGTACGACTTCGACTTCGCCTTCTACAACTATCTGTCTGATATGTGGGGCCAGCCCATGGCTAACCGAATCACTCGTGGTTGGCTGGGTGATCTTGGCGGGGATGTTGCTAGTAAGGTTGGGTACGCAAGTTCTCCCCTTTTGGGAGGCACCAAGCAACTGCCATTTATTGGCGGCCTCTTGGGGCTACGTGACGGTAAGAACACTGCGTCTGCTGAAGATGATTTGAAGAACTACGTTGCCGAGGCAGCGGGTGCTTCTGCTGGTATGGCCCTACAGATTGCACGGGGTGTAGACAAGCTGGCTCAAGGCGACGTGTATCGGTTCTTGGAAGGCGTTACCCCCATGGCTGGGCTACGCAACATCACCAAGGCCATCCGACTGAGCAAAGAGGGTGCGCTGACAACTCGCGGCGAGCCGATCATCGAAGACGTGTCCTTAACAGAGACCGCGCTTCAGGCAGTGGGCTTTACCCCACAGCGTTTGGCTGGTCAGTACCAACTCAACGCTTGGCAAAAAGATATGGAGAAACAGATTCTTGATCGTAGACAAGGCTTGATCAATCAAAAATTCAACGCCCGCGCGAAACGGGACTACGACACGGAATCTGATATCAACGATGAGATCAGCAAGTTCAACATGTTGAACCCCGAGAAGGGTTTGCGGATTACTTCTGAGACGCTTGCCGCCTCGGCCCGCACCCGTGCCAAGCAGAGCAAGGAAACCAAGGCCGGTATCTACCTCTCCAAGCCATTCCGTCAGCGTTTTGCCGAAGTGCCGGTATACGCAGAGGAATAAAAAAACCCCGATGCCGTCCTTGAACATCGGGGTTAACCCTTGGAGAAGGGAGAGGAGAGAGAGCAATCAGCCCGCAGTATCCCCTAAATTTGGTACAGCATCAAGTACTAAAGGGTCCATACCGGCCTTGTCCATATCAATCTCTAGTGCCTCAACTGCCGTGGCAGTGATGTGCGTACCCTTGCTAAGCCTTTTCTTGACGTTGTTCAAGTAGATACCAGCGTCACCTAGCTCCTTCAACACTTCCTTGTACGTCAACTGCTGGCGCGTGCAGAAGTCACGCATTCCTCTGGCAGAGATGTACATGCGCTTGGTGTCTGGCTCGATGCGAACGATGAGGTCACTACGGGGTTCTCGGATTGCAGCCTCGGGTAATCCGGAACGTAACGAAGAATTCTCGTTAATAATCAGTATGTTAGCCATGTGCTCGTTGATAAATTCTCCTAGAGTTGATAACGCATCCCGACCCTTGACATTCATGGACGACTGCATCCGACTAAACTCATCCAAGGCCCACTCGTAGACCCTCTCCATGTTGTATTCCATCAGGCCCAAGTCACGCGCGATGTGCCCACCGGATAGGTTGGACGCTACTGTTGCAGACCAGAACCGCTCCCGACTCGTGTAATTCAGAGCCTTGTCCAGCTTCTCTTGAATACGCATACGTAGGGAGTTAGCCTTGTCCCTGTTGGCAACCACCCACTGCATGTAGGGAACTCCGGCGTGTCCGTAGTTCTCAGCCAGCTTGCTAAACAATCTATCAGCTTCTGCCTTATCTAGATTGCCAACCCGGTCGATCTTATATTCGATGATCCGCATGGACTCCCCGTCAGGGAACGCCTTCAGTTGTAGCAACTTGTCGTAGAGCGATGCGTTGGAGGTGCACAGCATGATCATCGACCAGCGAGTGTGGTTGACCCGCTCAGAGTTAGATTGACTCTGCATCCGGTTCTTACCCCGGCCATGGGTGACGGTATAGGAAGTATCTGAGATCAACTCAGACTTCATGTTCGTTATTTCGTCCAGCGTCCCGGCGACGTTAGACAAGACCCCCATGCGATGTATCCGGGCGTTCTGCGTATCGTCTGCCAGCATCATCAGATCGGTAGGGTGTCCGAAGACTGAGTTGCACATCCCCAGAATCGTGGACTTGCCGGTTCCTGACTCGTTGTTTAGCAGGTTGATGATCGACCCGCGATGGCCGGTGAATTTAAATAGTGGACTGCCAAACGCAGTACAGGCAGCGAATGCGTGTGGCTCAAACCCCGGTCTGTTGTATATGTTAAAGACATCCTGCCAACCTTTGAGGGTGCCCTTGGGCTCAAACATGGGTGTGACGTTCTTGGTCTGTACGGATGGCGGGGTGTAGATCACACCCGTGGGCGTAATCTCTGACTCCCCAACTACGAACGACTCGTCGTTCTCGGTCCAGCCAAAATGCGTATGTGCTTTCAATGCTTTCTCTGACACTTGCAACTCCTTTAGTACTCTGGTTATGTAACTCATGATGTTGTCCATCTGCTTGCCGTAGGCGAAGACTCCGTTAGAAGCCAGCAGATCCCTGCACTTGTCTTTTGATAGCAGGTCGCCAACCGGGGTAGTAAATTGGCGCAGACCGTCGCGGGGTAGATGTAGCCGTAGCCACGCTATCTCCCCAACCCCTTGCTCGTATAGCCGTTGTGTTACAAAAAAATCGTGTTCGTAAACGCATGTTTCTTTCTCGCTATCTCCATCCTTCTCCTTCCAAATACCCCCTGCCTTACCACGAAAGTAGGGCCATGGTAGCGACGGGATCTGATACTGAACCGCAATTCCTGCGGAGTTAAACGCCGCAACGGTAGTCCCCGGTTCGGCTTTCTCAATGAGTACCCCTAGCTGGATCGGACTCGTGATCTTTCCGTAGTGGGGGCAACTCTGACATACCCCCGGTGCTAGGGTGTCAAAGGTTTTACAGACATACGGTCCCTTGGTCTTCTCTGCTTTCTGCCTAGTCTCATCTGCATCGTAGTTCGGGTGATCCTTCGACATCTTGTGGATGGAAGTCTCAGCGTCGTCGCAGTACCATGCAATCGACAGCCCCGCTCGCCACATCGGCTCAGCAACCGACGCTTGATCGGTGACTATGTGCTTGATGTGAGCACACCCCTCATCTTGCAAACTACGTTTAGCAATCAGGGAAAACTTGGTTGCCTTATTATTAAGCAACGCCTTCGTGGCTTCATCTAACTGACGGCGCGGACCCAGCTTACTATCGGGCTTCGATACTGCCAGCCCCTTCTCTTTCAGCGTCGTGACTTCGATGACGTTGAGCGGACGCACTGCCTGATGGATGATCCGCACGATGTTGCGGGAGGTGACGTGCGTAGTGCCCGGAACCCTGAGAATCCGTGATGCGTCCGTAGTACAGGCATTGTCGATGTCGAGCCCGTGCTGAGCCCCTAGTGCCGCTATACCCCGCGCGATGGGTTGCCACTCTTCCCTCGTGATCTCAGCTTCAAGCGGCCAGTACACATGCAAGCCACCGCCCGAGTCAACAACCCATGGATCAGGTAGTGCAGTGTCTGTAACAAATTTACGTAGTGCTACCGCAGCTTCTGAGCGGTCTTTGTAGACAGCCGTTTCCTTATGGGATGGTGTCTCTTGTGTGTCTATATCAAACCATACAGCCTTGGCATAGGCCGCGTTGTCAGTCTCCCGACTGTCACCGTTCGTGAACGAACTCAGTGCGAAGTAAGTGTTTAGCCCCCTGCTTTCAAAATCTAACGCCCCCTGCTCTAGCTCTGCAAAGTTGCTTGCGGCTCTATGCAGGACGACCGCTTTCTTCGGACCATTGGCTTTCTTGATTCCAACGGCGAAGTAAATGCCATGCCCCGGCCCGGGCAGGACCGCCCTAAATAGCGACTGCATATCACCACTCGATATTGTGGAAGTCTGATATTAGTTCTTGAATCCTCGGTAAGTGAAGGTTCTTGTTAGGAAGCGTCCGTCCTGTAAACCACATATAGACAGTCATGCGGGACACTTTGAGATGACGGGCAACTTTAGCGGCGGGGATGTCACGATCAACACAGAGCAAGCCAAGTCTCACACCCAATTTTTCGGGGTCAGCTTTCTTGACTTGATCTACAAATTTTATGCTGTAGCCAAGCATGATGGTCCTTGAAGGGGAGATGTAAAGCAATGCTTTACATCTCCAGAGGTCTTAATGAGCGAGGCCGTTCGCCCCCACCCTGCGTGCGTCTGCTTTAGCTTTAGCCGCAACCGCGAGCCTGAGTCCCTGCTCCCGCATCTGAGCCCGACGCTCAGGAGAGATTAACATAGGCCGACGCTCTTTCTTCTCGGTAAAGTCCAACGCCTTTGGGGCCACCGTCCCGTTCTTGGCTTCGTAGGTCGAGGCCCAGTAAGCGAGTTGCTGATTAAACGTACGTATCTCGATTGCGGCGATCCCCGCAATCTTCTTGGCGATTTGCTCTTCAATGATCAATTTTACTTTTGGCTGTTTCATGATTACTCAAAGTTAAGGAAATGCCGGGTAGGACCCAACCCGGCGTGGGTTCGGACTCTTATTCCTCGTCGTCCCAGCGGCTCATAACATCATCAGCCGTTTTGGGTTTCGGAGCTTCGGGCTTGGCGCGTTTGATAGGCGGTTTGATTGGAGGAGTAGCTTCCTCTTCCTCCTCTTCAACTTCAGGGGCGGGTGAGGCTTTCGGTTTCTCCTTCGGGGTTACGCCCGAAGTAGCGCCGTCAGTTTTGGCGGGGGTGAATGCAATTGCATTCTGTGCATCTTGCGTCTGCCCCTTGCCCTGCACGATCTCCCACTCCGACTCCTCCAAAGGACGCACTGCCTTGAAGAAAAGTTTAGGAGTAGCCGAGTCCGTATCGAACCGCATCTCGGTCACGACTGCGGTGATAGGAACCGAGTGTCCAGCCAGATAGCGCGTGTACGCTTCCAGCGGGAGCTTGCCACCTTCAGGCTTGCCGAACAGCGACGTGGCTGGGATAACAAGCTGATATACATCACCTTCGATATCGTTTGCCAACACCACTGCCAGACGGTGCGAGAACCGGCAAGCGCGTGACGTACCCTGCCCACTACCTGCGATATTCTGCGGACAGTTTGCACAGGTCTTTGCCTGAGGTTTTTCAGACTCGGCGTCTGGCTTGACCCCATCGTTGCTGAAACATGCGGGAAGAACTTTCTCCCCTTCCTCATAGACCCCAGCGTAGAACGTGCGGCTATGTGAAGGCGCGGCGGCGGCAATCACCACCTGCATGAAGCGATCATCAGACTTGGCAATCTCTTGCCCACCAACGATCATACGAAACACCGACCCACGGATCGAAATCCGCTTAGCCTGTGAGCCACCCATGAGGGCTTTCGTGGTGCTATCCATCTGCATAGAACGCAGGTAGGATGGCAGGTTTCCCTTGAATAGAGCTAGTTCGCTCATTTTGATGCTCTCCTGACAGTAATGTCATAGCGGTTATCGACGTTCAGACCCTTGGGCATCAGATTGGGATTCTCTTGGAGAAACTCTTTCATGTTGCCCTGATGAATGCGCTTTTCCAGAAGGCCAAGCTCACCCGAATTTGCGACTAGCTCGTACATCGCGTCCCAGTCCGAAGTCCAGTAGCGAGTCCTAACCGTTCGCATCACCGTGCCGCCACTCGTTTTCAAAGTGTCTGCGCCGGTATCCTTGCAGATCTCTAGAAGCTGGTGGGAGATGACCTCCAACTGCTCCGCAAGCTCTGCGTCTTCCTCTTCAAATTTGCTCTTTAGAGCGTTACGGGCGTCGCGTATCTTGACGTACACCCTTGCTAACTTGTCTGCTGACATTTGTTTTCTCCTCTAGTGAGTTGACACTGTACACCGACTATTTGGCAGTGTCAAGCACTTCTTCACGATAGAGACCAACTATTTTTGCGTGTACGTCCTCGCGCTCACGGAGCATCTTGTAGATCTTGCGCTCGACCGAGCTTCCAACAATGTGGATGACGGTCACGGGGTGCTTCTGCCCAGCCCTATGCACCCGAGCGTTCGCTTGTAGGTATGTCTCTAAGGACATCGTGGGTCCGTACCACACCACCGTATCAGCGGCAGTAAGTGTTACCCCATGCGCGGCGGCTTGGGGTTGGATGATCAGAACCTTGGGGTCTGGCGTGGTCTGAAAGGTCTTAAATATGTCAGTCCTCTTCCCTGCCGACACCGCGCCTGATATAACTTCCGAGGTAAACCCGTCTTTGGAAAGGTGCTCTTGGACTAGCTCAATAGCGTTCTTGAAGGGGACGAACACCAACACCTTGTTGCTTGTCTCTGTAATAATTTCAGACAACACGTTCAGCCGCGACGATGCGTCGAAGTTCACGCTTTCTCTTGAGTCTGTGTACACCGTGCCACACGCCATCTGGAGTAGCTTGTTCATAAGAACTGCGGCGTTGACTGCACTAATCTCCTCGTCAGCAGCGGAGACCATGTTGTGGACCAGCATACTTTTGTAGTACGCCTGTTGTGTCTTGGTCATCGGTACGTCTCGGTCAACGTACGTCATATCGGGCAGGTCTAGGCAGTCGGCTTTCAAGAATCGGATCGCTGGCTGCAACACCCTGTGCACAATATCTTTAGCGTTGTCCCTTGGCAGGTAGCGGTACTGCGTCAGGCGGTACATCACCATATCGCGGAACACCCCTGCAAACTTAGGCACGTTGGTTGGGTTGACCAGACGGGCTAGACCGAATGCGTCCACGGGAGATTGCGCGGCGGGTGTGCCTGTGAGCATCCACAACCAGCGGTTCTGATTGACCAGCCGGTTCATAGCCTTCCAACGCTTGGTGGTTGCAGTCTTGTATGCGGACGCCTCGTCGATGACGATCAGATCAAACTCAGCCGCATCAATTTCTTTCTCGACGATCTCGATACCGTCGTAGTTGATGATGACGAACTCAGCGCCACCGTCTATAATCTTCCTGCGTTTTTCTGGAGAGCCATGCGCCACGTCCACCGTGCGGTGCATAGCAAACTTAAAGAGGTCCGACTGCCATGCCGATTGCATGATGGACAGGGGGCATACCACCAAGACCCTACGCAGGAAGCCTAGTGACATGAGGTAGTCAGCCGCCCAGATTACGCTACCCGTTTTGCCCGTGCCCTGCTCGTTGAAGCAGAAGGCACGCTTGTGCATGGTCAGGAACGCGGCGGTTTCTTTTTGGTGGGCGAAGGGCCTGTACACTCCCGGCCACTTGTAGTCCCGTTCGATGGGACTAGGTACGTTCTTTATCTTTAAGATCTTTAGCGCATGTATCTCAGGTATGCCCCACGGCACTAGCACCTGCGATATACCGTCTACTTCGTTTACTAGCTTACTTGTTTTTATTGCATCTAGAACTCTATCGGGCCTATTGAGATTAAGTAGTAGGCCCTTCCCCTCTAGTATTTCCATGCTCTCTCACTTGTTCTTCTTGACCGTGTGGTCAGAATTTCTTTGGAAGGATCGGTTGTCGCTTGGGCTCACTAAGCGTAGGTTACCCTTTGCATTAGTCCCTCCTTTAGAGAGGGGCTTGACATGATCAATGTCTTTTCCGGTTCTGTCAACCCCTTCCGCATCCATTTCGCGCCGTGCCCTAGCACGGGCGGCACGTGGGGCTTTCTCGTCACGCTTCTGCTCCATCTCCCACTCGTGTTTGTAGGGACGGGGCTTCTTGGTGTAGGGCATTTTAGTTTCTTCCGTTGTGTGGGCAGATCGCCACTGGGCAATATTTATGGCAGGTGAAGTTAGGCTTGGGGTTCCACACATCGTTAGCGTAGGCTTCCTTTAGTGGGACGTAGCTATCCCGAGTCTCCTGCATAAGCCGAGCCACGGAAGATTCTCTATGGTACTTGCGTTTCACCAACTCGTTGGCTACTACGAAGATCAGCGCGGCCTTGATGACCCTGACGCCGGGGAAGTGTGCGAACGTAGCTAGAGCAAGCAAGTCTAACTGTACGGTGTCCGCGTAGCGGGAAGTCTTTCCCGTCTTGTAGTCAATTACTCTGGAGAGTTCTCCGTTGACTACGATCAAATCTGCTATGCCCCGCCACCACACTTCGGGGTCATGGAATGTGCAGGGCGTGCCGTCTTCACGCAACCCCATCTTATACTCTGCGTGCTTGTCACCCTCGTACGCATCAATATTGTTCATGTACCCCTCCATGTATTTATACTGGGGAGGGATAGGTTTTTTCTTAGTGATGTAGTCTTCGGCGGCTTTGTGTACGGCACTGCCGTATAGCAACGCTTCAGTCTCTTTGTCCTTGAAGTCCTTCTGAACCTTCAGGTGGTAATACTTTTTGGGGCACTGCTTGAATAGCGACATCCCGCTGTATGACCACGAGATGGGTTTCTCAAGAATCTGCATAAGTTGGGCCGCATCCTATTTCGCAATCTACGGGTAATCCATTAGCCCACTTAGGAACCCAGCGCATACATTCCTGAACATACGCCATCGCCTCGATAGACTCCTGCTCTGGAACAATTATAGACACTGCATCATGTACTGTCAAGGCCGGACGGTACTTCTTAGCGATCCTCAGCATTTGCTCACCCACAATGATCCGGGCAAGGGCTTGAACCACGTTCTCCACCAGCTTACCACCGTAGAGTTTCACGTTCTTCTCACGCAACGTGCTGTACATCCAGCCATCGTAAGGACTGGATCTGAGGTCGTCGTACTCAATCTTCATGGTGTTGGGCAGGATGACGTACTTGTTCCCTACCTCCAGCAAGTCGCCCCTACCGAACGTCCAGCCCGTGGAGGTAGCCATATAATGTATGGCTCTGTCAGCAACTCTCCACAGATTCACAATCTTGGGATTGACGCCCCGGTACACTTGAATAATGCGCTCGGCCTCGGCCATGGTGATCTTTGTCTCTTGTTTGAGAGACAACATGTGATGAAACTTGTCGTGCCCCATGCCGTACCCGCACCCGAGGATCACGGTCTTACCAAAAAATCTTTGCTCCTTGGTGATTTTGGTGACCGGTGTTTGGTAGATCTTAGATGCCATGATCTTGTAGACATCCTCGCCGTTAGCGAAGGAGGTCACCAAGTCATTCTGATTAGCCAGCCACGCGAGGGTCCGCGCCTCGATCTGCGAGGAGTCGCACGAGATGATGACGTGCCCTGCCGGTGCGCGGAGAGACTTCTTTAGGGCGGAAGCGTTACCCCTACTAGGTAGGTTCTGCATATTAAGTTTGTCAGACCCACCCCATCTGCCGGTGTGAGCTGCGTAGTATTTAAGAGGGACTGGCAGTAGGCCCCGCTTGCCTATGCCAATGAACCGCTCGGTGCGAGACTCCTCGATAGTCGTCTTGACCCCAAGCCGCGCAGCCACCACCGCTTGCACCCGCAGGTCAGGATGCTCAAGAAGATCCTGCAAACCTTGGTCTGTCTTGGCAAAGGCGTAGGTCACCTTGCCGGTAGTGGGGGATATTTTGGTAGGCGGCACAATACCAAGTAGGCACAGTATCTGTGCAAACTTCGGGTTGCTCATCACGTCCTCAAGGTTTATGTCGGCGTCCTTGAGTAGCTTCGCCTTGTTCTCCCGCACTTTGATGAGGTGGTCTTCCAGCAACGGCACGTCCACCTCAAGAGTCGGCTCGGTAAACATACGGATCGTGAGGTCGATCAGCTTGAGTTCTTTTAGAGGGAACTCCTCAAACGTAAAGTCCTCGTTGGCACGGAAGGTGTACATCCGTGTATATAACCCAGCGGTAAGATCCACATCGTTTCGGCAGTACGACATGTACCGCTCCATCTCCATATGTGTAAAACTTTTACGTGTTTTACCCAATGCGTTAATTACCTCGTCCCCTTTTGTACCTATCTTGAACCACGTGGCTAGGTGAGCTAGTCCGACCCTGCACCGCGTCCCCAATAACGCTTGAGCCATCGACATAGTGTCAGCCCAAGCCTTCGGGTAAATCTCAAAGTGCCACGCCATAATTGCCGCATCAAAAAGCGCATTGTGAGCACAGGCGAGGGAATTCCCCCAATCGAACTGTTGTAGCCAATCCTTCGTCTCGGCACGCGTACCAGAGAAGCTCTGCGTTTCCTCATCGTCCACTTTAACCGCCACGCCGATGACTTCAAACCTTGGGTCACGTATGTACTCCTCAGTAGACATTTTGGAGAGACTGAAGTCTCGGTCGTAGTAGGTTTCAAAATCTATTGTTATCAAGTGTTCTTCTCCCTGAGTTTGGCTTCGATTGCTTTGGCGTAATCCTCTTCCCATCCAACGCAACTATTAAATCCAATTACTTTGCTAGTAATTGCACTTAACTCCTCATCCGTCAGCCCGACCCACTCGCGTTTTTGTTCTTTTAACGCAATGTTTTTCTTCATCAACAAGTTAATTGTTTCAATCTGCGAATGCATTGATGCGTGGCACCTCTCCACTTCATATCGCAGGAAGTCAACTTCGTGTGTGTATTGGTTCATGTGTTCTTCTCCTTCAGCCTCGCCTCAAGCGCGGCTATCATGTCTATGACATACGGTCGATTCGCAAGGCTGATTTCTTTAGCCTCTTCTTTAGTTAGTCCAACCCACGGTTTCTTTACATGCGCGGCGACAAGGGCCGCAAAGCTATCAAGATATGGGTCAAACCAATTTAAGTCCCACGATCCGGGAATTTCCGCCTCCCGCGCCATGCGGATGATGTCTTCTTTGTTCATATTAGTGCGTCCGGTACGTTAGATATATCCAGCTTTGGTTTGCGCTGGCGTTTAATTTTCTCAACCACGTGCGGGTATGGCGGGGGATGCCATACCCACCGGATTACCTTGCCTTCATCGTCAAGGATTCCGTATCTCTTCATTCGGATCTACCATAGCTTCAAAAAGCGCCGACTGCACGTTGTATGATAAATCTTCTAGCTGATCATGGCGTAGAACTTCAAACTCCACGTTGCCCCTAGTTCTTAGACACATTTCATTCTCAGCATCGGCCCATACTTTTTTCCAGCCTTCATTCCAATCGGTCATGTCGTACCAGCCAAGATAAGCCGACACTCCTTCATCCCTTCCAATCATGTAAAACCGAACCTTGCCGTTTTTGTTTGGTATTCCGTTCATGTGTTTTTCCCTTTCATCTAAACATTTCTGCCAAGTTTCGTTAACCCAATCCTTCATCTCAGCGCGAGATATTGGCTTGCTCATGTGTCCACCCACGTTCCGTCAAGCCACTCATCAAGCATTGTGTGAAGCTTCGCTCGTTGCCGTTCTCCAACCGTCCGACCATCGTCGGTTACAAGGTCACTCGCAACAAATTGTTTAATGTCACCTTGCCCAGAGAATGCAATGTAATTGTCTGTTGTCTTAATGATAAGTGAACCAATGGGTTTTGATGCACCGTTCACCAATGCGACGCTTTTTTCTTTATTCACCACCCAGCCTCCTTCTGCACTTCTCTAAGTTTCTGCTTGTAGTGCAAGCATTTGCCCGCGTCGTTAGAATCTTTTAGTCCTTGACGCATGGCGTACTTAATGATGTTGCCTTTTAGGAACCCTATAAATTCCTCGGTACTCAGCACGGTTTCTATAACATCCCATGGCGGGATGCCCATCTCTTTGTAGTGATCACCATCAATTTGAAAATCATCTGCTTTCATTTTTTATCCCTAGACATCTGACCAGCCAAAAACGCTGCTTTGTATGCTCCGTCGTTGGTATTAGCCCGCAGCAATTGTTCTTTGAGGTACTTAATCTCAACCTGAGATTGTCTATCTGCCGTATCCCACCCTGCCGTAAACGCATCATGCGCGTGTCCTTCCATCGGATGGTATCCACCCATCGGAATGTTCTGCCCGTGAGTTTCTGTCCACCATTTGCGCCACGCTTCACCTTTAGTCACGATAATTTTCCTCGTATTAATTTAGTCCAAGACATTGCCCGTAAAGCTTTTACATCTTCAGCGGATCGTCGCCCAACAAACTCACCCTGAACCGTTTTGAAAGTAGTTTGTGGGTAAGCGCACCTATTTTGCTCAGCCATCTTGTCCCTGTATTCAGGGGTACAGTCTTCGCAGTATGAGTGAGCCGGTGATGGGTGAGCCCCCCTCGCAGCTATGACCCATAATTTGAATTCTTTATAGTCGTTGAAACAGCGCGGCGTTTCAGGTTTTTCTTTCATGAGAACCTGATCTTGCTAATCCAATCATTGACGGGATTTTGCGGAGCAATCTTTTCATACTTCATCACTGCCCCAAGAGACTGCAATTCTCCTAAAGTTTTATATTCACCGCCGTAAGTTGCCCAGCATTTATTAAACTTTACATGTGGTGTGTACATGGCATTACCCAAGTAAAAGCATGGTTGTAGGGTGCGTGCGTATAGGTCTTTTGGTTTGGTCATTTTTAGGCTCTCGGAACTGGCGATGTTTGGGCTTTGGCGCGAGCGTCCTCAATCCGAATCTCGTCCCACTGCGCGATCAGGATCGCGGCATGTAGATCAAGAAGTTCGGCAAGCATCTGCTTGACTAGCCCCTCGGCGTGGTAAATACGATTTTCATTGAGCGTATCTTTTAGGGCAATCGCCATGTGCTCAATGTTAATCAGGGGTTCACTCCAATCCTTCAAAGCTACTCTCCAGTTGTTCGCGTAAAACTTTTACGCTGTTCACACAAAAAGAAAGGCCACCCGCAGAACGGATGGCCTTCAAGTTTTTCTCCTGTAGTGCGGTAGGCTGGTTGTTGCCAGCCTTGCACTCGATACCTACAAAGTTCCCATACACACACGCAACTATGTCAGGTACGCCCGAGCGACCGTAGCCGCCCGTGACGGGGAAGAAATAGTATGCGCCTAGTTCATCAAGGTAGGCTGTTACCTCCTTCTTTACTTTCCCTTCCGGTGTCAAGCAATTCTCCTAAGTCTTCACCGATGAAGCCATAGCGCGTAAGCCAATCGCAATCAGCCTCGTGCCGAAACCCCACCATCTTTGCCTCATCCCCTGTGCCCAATTGCAACAGAGCGAGCTTACTTTGTACCACGTCAGGTAGCGCGTCGATACTAGGGAAATCCCTAATTGTGCGATCAACCTTGTCCGTGGTTCCGGTGCCCCCGGTGAACGTCCGATGGTGTGTGATCATGCGGTACAAGGATTCTCCGCCCGGCGGGAGTTCTTGAAGAGTTACCCAAAGATCTCTTAGAAGCGCTTGCTCCATGCGCTGATCCTGCACCTTGTCGTACGCGGCAAGGTACTTATGGATCTCTTGTTGATCCGCGCCCGTAGTCTCGCCGCGCATCATCCTAGACACCATATCGTAGCTACTGTTGTAGTAGAGCCCCTGCATAAACTCAGTCAGAACCAGATCCTCTATCGGCGCAGACTTGCTTACTATCCTGTTGAAATTAGATTCAGTCGCGTGGGCTTGCGCCTCGGCATACGCCTCAGGAGTTTTGTAGTCCAGAAGTTCTACCAGCTTTTCCGCCTTGGGCCTAGTGCTTGAGCGCTTAACATCTGAGGGAGACTTCTTGTTCCTGATCCTGCGACTCGACACCTCTGCCTGTAGCGTGTCGCGCACCATGCCACTAGGTCTGAACACACCAAACGTACCAATGTGCATACCTGCTTGCATCACCGGAATTGTCTTGTTAGGGCGTACCTCAAAGTAGATCGCGGGGTCTGTGTACGTCACACGCATGGCGTCGATCAACCAGATCAACGGTTGATGGAAAACCCTGTCGTTCCAGATGTCAGCACCGGCCACCTCTTCGATAATCTCTTGAGTCCCTACCTTGCGGAGCGTGGTAAGGGTGAAATAGTGGTGGCGTTTGCCTTTGTGAAGTATGGTCATGATCTCTATCTCCTAAAATTAAAATGCAAACTTACTCAAGATGTCTTCGACTTGTGTACGTACATCGAAGCGTACTGCTTTCGAGTCCCGTAAATCTTTTACAGAAACACCGGCAAGGGCGGCGGCAAGACCAGCACGGGCTCCCTCCAACTTGGTGTCGTTGGTGATGTTCATACTGTCGAGCGTGTCGATCAACTCGTTAGCCTTCTCGATCATGGAGGCATGGAACACCTTGCGGTCACCCTCCTCCCCGTCAGTCAGTCGGTCAACCAGATGCTTGAGCACGTCATGCAGTCGTGACCATGCGTCACCCATAGCCGCGCCCACCTGCTTGTCATATAGCTGACGGTAGTGCTCGTTGAGTTCGTCACGGATCTGCATCTCACAGTCAACACGAAAGTCGCCCGTCTCCGGCACGGGCCAGAAGCTGACCTCCATGTAAAACTTTCTCTCAATATGCTCAACCTCTGGGTACTCGTTGCGGTCAAACATACCGCCAAGTTGGAACGCGGCGGCAGACACCATGGTTGGGTAGCAGACCACTAGCTCCTTCTTCAGATCGTTGTACTTGGCGATCCAAGAATCAGCCTCTGCCTTGTAGTCGAAGAACCGCTTCATGGGTAGCAAGCGTGGGCCGGTGTCTGCCCATGGCAGGGTGAGGTGGTAGTGCCGGTTGCGCGTGTTAGCTACAAACTTGTTGATCAGATCAAGCTGATGTGCACCTGCCAGTAAGTTCTTATGGTAGTTACCGGCACGTCCTTGCGTGTTGTTCTGCTTGTCTACGTCCTCGCTCACTTTGCGGTCTAGCTTGCGAGCGGTCCAGTTGCCTACGCTGAGGTTGACCAGCATGGCGCTGGATGCGATGGATGGACCGAAGGTTGGGGTCGTGATAGTTGAAGTCATGATGTGCTCTCGTCTGTAAAAGTTTTACGTAAGATTGATTTAAGTATTGCTGAGTTGCTGTCGTCGTGCCCCGTGACACGGAGCAGAGCCACCTCGTCGATGTACTCTGCCTCGATGCCAGACAGGGCAAGTAGTGCCATAAGTTCTTCTCGTGTGTGCTCTCCTACATATTCACTGATTGACCGTACGGGGGCTTCCACCCCTTGTTCTGAGTCACTACCCAGAGTGTTGGCGCGAGACCTGTCCATAAATCTTCCTCACATCGTCCGATATACCCGTCGGTCAGGATGACCACGCACACGGGGTCCATGCGTTCCTTCTTAATATAGACGGGGATGCAGTCGGGGTCAGTCCCCCCGCCACCCTTGGGCTTGGTCGTGTTGACGATAGACCCGAGCATGTCCTGCGAGTACACCTCGTGCGAAGCGATCTTGGTATCCCAGTACAGAAGATCGACACACTCAGGCACGACATCCGTACAGATAGCGACAAGCTCAGAGAAGAACTCAGCAAGCTCTGCGCTACCGATGGACCCGGACGTATCAATACACACGACAATGCGACCAAGAGTGACGGACTCCATGCTAGGCATGATGATGTCGTTGTGTAAGAACCTACGGTTGGGCTTGCGCCACGTAGACCGATCACGCCCTGCCGCCACTGCCTTGCACCACTGACGGAACACCTCCTTCCAGTCAAC